TTAACCATCCGCCCTTTGAACACTGTAGCTTGCCTTGTTCGCCCTCCCCTTGGCGTAAACGAGCCGCAGCCTGACATCATCTCCAGTGGCGGCTGCACACTTCTCGATCCTTCCGGTGTAGCGTTTGAGATACACACCAAGCATCCTTGTTGATAGCTTCCCATTACGGTCGCCGCATACCTCAGAAAGCGCTTCAAGCAGGTCTGGCTCCTGGTGGTAGCCGTTGAGGTCAGTCGCCATCGCTGCCTTTATTATCTCTCCGGTCGTGTAGCCCGCGTTCCTGACCACGGTATGCGCTTCCCACCACGCCACCAGCAAGCCACGGAGGTTTTGCCTTATGGAATCTCCCTCTTCGAGCTTGTCTCTGTTTTGATAGGGGTCTGGCTCTCCAGCCCATACCAGCGCACTACGGACAACGTTCGACCATTCCTCGAACCCACCGTAGGCTGCGATGCTGACGCTTGGCCTTCCGGCCTCATGGTATGCCTTCATGATGGTCAGGGCTGCCCACACATAGCGCGGCCAGTTGTCGCGGCAGCGCTTCACCGGGTCGAACTCAAAGCTGCGCGCGTCCGGCCTGTCTGTCTTTGGGTCTATCGTGCATCGCAGCGTTCGTCTGGTCAGGTCTTCCTGAAGTTCGATGTTGTTACCTGTAGCGATCCAGGTGCAGGTGGTTGGTGTTGTCACGTTTCGAGATTCACCGAGGACTCGGCTGGTCACTTCAGTTTCCGAGAGCACCTGACATAGCCAATCGGATCTGAGATTCCCATTGATGTTGTCCAGGCAGTTGACCGGATACCCCTGCATCAGCAGGGCCGCCCCACCCTTCTTGAATTCCTCTTCGTTGGTGGTGTAGCTGATTATCGCTGCACTCCTGGCCGTTGCTAGCGTTGAAACCAGGTTTGCCAATTTCGATTTTCCTGAACCTGCCACGGGTGCAGTGAAGCAAAAAAGCGGTGCAGTCGGGATGGTCGGGCGTATCAGCGCGGTAAGCATTGCCGCCAGGGCCACTGATTTTGATGGCCTATCAATAAATGGAAATTCGCCGATCAAGTCATCGAGCACGTTCAATGCCTGATGCGCATCGTTCAGCGTTGGCTTGGCCGGCATCTTAGACATTCCGAATTCAACTCCGCCCGAGTCCAGATACAGGCAGGTTTGGGCGTCGTACCCCTGGGCCTGGAGTATCGATCCGTCCGGGCGCATCGTGGGGGCCGCAATTATCGACTTTAAAAAAGGCAGGCGGCTTTCGTGCGCATCCTCGATGATGGCGGCGGCGTCTTTATCAGGAAAGGCCGATGGAACCCATTCACCGGACCGTTTGTCAAATTTCAGCACCCGGGCGTGCCGCTCGATGTGGGCCGCCAGTGAAATTGGTTTCACCATGTTGATGTGCAGCGAGCCATCGGGGATGGTGGCGCGTTGCTTGTGATGCTTTTTGTCGTAGCGCACCACGCGCACAATCGGGCCTCCGCGCAGGTAGAGGCCGCCCGCCTGTATCAGGATGGCGCGGGCCCTATCGAGATATGCCGGGCGATTGCCAGCTTGTAGGTAGATTTCTGGATTGTCAGAATTGGTTATTGGATTGGTTATATTTTGATGGGACTTTTCTGCTGCTTTAGAAGATTCGGGCCTTGCGGCGGATTCAAACTGCTTCTTGACCTCGATGGCGCCCATCGCCAGGTGCAGATCGTTCCAGTCTACCTTGTGGCCATTCAGTTGCGGGGTTGCGATTCTGGCGTCCACGGCCAGGGCTGCGGCGCTCGCCTTTGCAACGCCTGGGTTGCCCTCGGTTTCGATGTCATTGTCGGCCGCCAGGATGATCTCACGCTGGGGGAATGCGCTTCGGGCTATCTCGGCAACGTGCTGCATGTTCCCGGCATCGAAGGCCACCAGCACCGGCAGTCCAATGCACTCATTGAGCGACAGCCCGGTTGCCAGGCCCTCACAGATCAGCAGTGGCTTGTCAGTGTTCTGCCATGGCCGCCCAATCGGGAAGAAGCAGCCGCGTTTGCGTCCGCCGGTCAGGAAATTCTTGTCGCGCCCGTTCTCTGATTTCTCGGCGCCGATGAACTGGATCGTGGAGATTTTTTTCTGGTCATCGTATGCGGGAACGACCAGGGCTCCGCTCTTGTGGAGCTTGAGGAATGGCGCAGCCTTGACCCCCTTTCGGGCCAGGTATGGATGTTCATCGCATGACGCGGCGGCAGCGTATATGTTTTTGGCTATTTCGGCGGCTTCAGCATAGTGGCGGACGGAATCGGCCTCTCGTTCGCGGCGCGTATCCTCCTTGCGCCTGGCAAGCGTCTCGCGCTCTGCTTCGGTCAGTTTTTTTTCCGATTTTGCCGTCCAGACGCCATGCTCTCCGGTGGCAAAATTCTGCCACCAGACTGAGGCAGGATCGTCACTGTGCGCCCGGTACGCGCCGTTTTTACTCTTCGGTTTGTCAAAGGTAGGAACACGCTGGATTGGAGCGTCCCACATTATCGCCTTCACATCGAGGCCGAAATTGATCAGAACATCAAGGGCCGATGCCTCAATCTCTGCGTTTATCATGCCATACCCCCTCTCGGTGGGCGAAAAAGGTTTATTCGCCCGCAGCGGGAGTTTCGTTCTGTTGCCAGTCTTCTTTTTCAGCTATGATTTCAAACAGGCGTATCACAGGCTTGGTAGGATTCCTAAAGCCATTTTCGATGCGACATAAAGAGGCTTGAGATATGCAGAGTTGTTCGGCCATAGCCTTCTGCGAGATTCCCTTTTGCGCGCGGTAGAGCCCTATCGGAGTTGCCGTGTTTTTTCGCCGAGGTGGAGGCATGGATGTCCCCGTAATAGATGCTTATGGTATACGCCGCCCATGGCGACGAGCCCTAATGTTGTTTCTGGCTTTTAATGGTAAAGCAGTGAAAATTCGGGAATATTTTCGCCCGCATAATATATATTATGCGACGTTTGCCACAAAAAATTAGGAAACGTCATTTTCGGAGTCGGTCGCATTCTTCAGCATGATCAGCTTTTCGCGCGGGATGGTGCGCGCCGCGCAAAGCCAACTACGTACGGTCTGGACCTTCACGCCAACAATCTCAGCTACCTGCTGCGCTGTCAGGCGGTGCCGCTCCTTCATCTGGCGCAGCTTCTCGTTACGGTCCATATACCGCCACGAATATTTCATTCCGCATATATTACGATTACATCGAACATTCATGGTCGTCAATCGGTTTTGTCCATCGCTTGCTGCCGGTCGATCTCGGCGGCGACCAGGGCGCCGGCCACCACAAGCTGGCGTTTGCGGTCTTTGTCGCCGCGTTTCATCCACTTTGAAAGCCAGTTCCCTGGGTACAAAGATTGAGGAAGAATGACCAACCGATAATATTGACCGGTTATCTCCAGATTTTCAGGCATCGCGTAGTAGCATGCGGCCCAGGCAAGTTCACCGTTCTGGTGGAACTTGTCCGCATCGTGCTTCGCGTTGAATCCTTCCTTGTCAATCTGCCGCTGGCGCTCGGCGGCGATTAGCTCGATGCCGTTCATAAACCCTCCTTCCTCGATTGATGGGCCGGGCAATGCGTGATTACTGATGTGTAGCCGCCACCAACGCTGGTTGTTAAAATGTTGCCTTTTCTGTGAATTGTGGCGATCCGAACGAAGACATTGGACGGTATACGCATGATCGCTTCGTCATTGCGGCATTCAAAATACATTTCATCTGAAAGCAGGAATGGATCACCAGGCCCATAAAGGCAGGTTAAACAATTCTTGTCGTTCATTCAGACACCTAACCGCGTATCTTCTTGAATTCATTCGCTGCTGGACATGTGGCCCAATGCGGAACATGTCCGATATGGGTTGCCAAGCCCCTGGCGCGCTCCGATTCAGTCACGGCCACTCCTGATATCACCCATCCAGCCGGAGTGACGAATTTTTCCTTTGCCCCATCCTGTTCATAGAACGGAACTTTCTGGATGTTGCACGGCATGTTTTTACCGTCCTTCGTCTTGATCCAGATGATCGCCGCGCCGCATTTTTTACATGTGGTCATATTTCTACCCTCGCTTCTGCGCCTGCTTTCGGGCGTATCCGCGCCAGCATCTCACCGCAATAGGTATCTTGTCCCGTAAAGAATCAATAAATTCTTCGCACGAGACATTATCCTCCGCGCAATCTCTGCACCTGGGAACGCATTCAATATCAGCCAAATACTTCGCCAGCACGTCGCGCTCCGCCTCGGCCCGCTCGGCCCGATCCTTCCGACTCAACGCGATGTCGAGCAGGTCGAGTTCCTCTTCTTCCGGCGTCACTTCGGCCAGCTTCTTTTCCTGCTTGGCGGCCCACAGCATTTTTTGGATGGTGGCCTGAAACTCCGCCTTCTGTTGCTCGGCTAGGTATTCGGTGGCTCGAAGCTGTTTCATAAACTGCTCAGCTTGCTCCTCTGCTTGACGCCGCAGCCTCCAATTTTTTTCCGCTTTCTCAGCAAAAGATTTAACCAGGTCAACGTTCGGCTTTTTCCCAAGAGGCGGCTTCCACAGCTCGCCGCCCTCATCGGTATACCCAATGCCTTTCAAGGTGCGTTCCGCCCGCTCGACTCGGGCCTCGGCTGCTTCGAGGGCGTCGAGAATCACGATTACATCGTGGTCGGGATCATCGTATTTTTGGCGCAACCCCTCCCGCTCTTCCTTCGTGATCATGGCGCTATCCTCTTGTTGTCAGGCGCAACCGCATCCATGACATTTTCCGCAATGCACTTGATCATTATCGGCGTAGTCGCTGGCATGTCATCGTTAGCGATAAGCGGTATGCAGACGATATCCACCGCCACTGTCACCGGCAGAAGCACCGTTCCTGTAGCCGCTTTCAGCAAGTTATCAATCATGTCCCCTCCCTCCCCTCAAGCGCGGCCTTGGCGTCGGCCAACTTCTTGCGGGCCGCACTTATCCTGTCCTGTGCACGATAAGAAATTGATCCCCCAAAACAGCCGCCACACATCGTGCCAAATGCGTCAGCTAGTTCGCTTATGGCATCCCGTTCTCCCCGCAGCCGGCGGATTTCAGCGATCAGGGCAGGGATGTCGGTGCGGGAATGAGCGATATGCAGCATGTCCGCACGCACCTGATCAATAAATGCTTCATCATCGCCCCCGTAACAACCACGAGAAACAATCACGCGCCTCCGATCTAATTTGTGACGCCAAACACTGTCAGCGCAAAGGACAGAGCATTCGTCAAAGTAGCCATCACCTTCATTCCCAGTTCCAATGCGCCACGGCCCCGGCGTTGCCGCGTTGCACCGCGCCTCGATGGCGTTCAGTTCGTCTTCGGTCATGGCGAATCTCCCTCATCCTCGTTGAGCCGCTTGAGCACAGGGCCAATCTGATTTAGATATTCATTGAGCAGTTCGGCTATGCCATCGGCTGATTTTTTGATGTGATCCGCGCGAGCATTAAAAGCATCCTCCCCGTACAAGATCGATTCACCATTCATCACTAGGAACTTGTTTTCAGCTTCCATGCCGCGAACCACCGTGAGTTGCATGTCAATGTTGGCCCTGAAGAGAGCCAACTGGAGCACCATCTTGTCTCGCATGAACAGGTCTTCGGTCATGGCTCTACCCTCCGAAACCCAATTACCCACACCCATGGATCGTCCTTCCATTTGCAGCCTGAACTCTTGCCGTAGATGGAATCCCAAAAAAACGAAAACGCTTTGATCGGGTACTGTTCGGAAACATTGACGCTCGGCACCCCATGTTTAAGGCGATCATCTTTGCTCAGGCTTAAAATGCCTTCGGCAATAGCGTCAGTTTCACTTATCTCCTGCAACCGCTCCACGCGGACACCAACAACCTTTAAAACAATCGTCTCACCGTTTGGCATGTCAACAAGCAACAGGTCTCCTGGTTCGCCGTAGGGGCAATCGCCATACGTTCCAACGATGTTTCCAGCCCAATCTTCAATCAACCATGTCATCTTTTCAGGGGCCACCTGCAATCCTTCAGCGGGGGTTCCAACAAAAGCTGATGGAGCAAAAGGATGCCAGCCAAAAACCAGTTTCGCTGTCCCTGGATATCCAGGCTGTGGCTGTAGAATCCGCCGCGTCTGCGTCTTGCGGCCATCCAGAATGGCGCGGACCATCGGGCCAGAAAATAGAATCGGGCGCTCTTTCATATCGAAGAAAATTTTTGGATTTGAAATTGAAAGGCGCTCAATAATGCACCCATCTGTTGACAACATCATTACGCAGACGTTGCAATATTGTCAATAACATTATGCTAATATTTCAGGCATCAGAATTTTTACCGCAACCGCAGCAGCGCACGCTGCATCAGGGCGCCATCTGGCTCATCCGGCCATTGGCTCCAGGGGTCTCGCTCCGCCTTTATGCGGTGGGCCACTGGAGCGAAAAGCGAGGCGTCAACCTTCATCGGGCGGCCTTTTCGTCGCCAGCGCTCGGTCACGGTTTTCGGATTGATGCCATGGCGTTCGGCCAGATCACGCAGCCGTTGCCGTTCTCCATTGAAAACAACAACCACAGCGGGCCGTCCCATCACAGCCCCTCAACGTCATCCAGCGAGCGTGCCAGGATGGAGATACCGCCGAAGCGTTCCAGCATGGCGCGAAAATCCTTCTGCTCAACGGTTGACCGACCGCTTGCACTCTTGCACTCGATGCCAAGGAACTGCGCGATATGCTGACCAACCATGTCCGGCGTGATCAACACCCGCCGCACGCCGATCAGGTCGCAGCTACCTGGAGCCAGTCCGTATGACACCCGGCGAGCCTTGCGGATGACCACGGTCAGGCTGCCGTCGGGCTCATGCTTCAAACGGGCATCGCCATGGTAGCCATGGCCGACGGCGTTGCGGAACAGGCGTATATCCGGACGCGAGCCGAGCGCGGCTAGAATCGTTGCCTGAATTTTACGCTCGGAGTCATGCATACGCCCTACCCTGCCGTTGTCCACGCGCCCGCATGACATGCTCTGCCCATTCACGCGGGTATTGGTATCCGCGTCGCCTGCCAAGCTCGGTCAGGTCTTCCAGCGATTGCGCGTGCGCTACTTCGCGCCGGGCCTGTTTGTGTTCCGCCTGGCGTTGCAACTCTCTGAGTTCGCCTTCGCGTTGCTCGATCTCGCGCTGCGACGGTACGGATTCGGCGCCGCACTCCGGGCAGGTTTTCCGCCCGGGCCGATACACGACGAAACATGAGGGGCAGCGCCGGATAATCGGGAAATTATCATTGGCTGCCCGCTCTCGCTTCTTCCGCCCTTCCAGGGTCCAGTCGCGCACATCCTCGATCAGGCCGTGGCGTTCAACGTTGCCCACATGGTCAAGGATGATGGCCCGCTCTTTTCCCGGCGCCGGCCGGATCGCCCTGCCAGCCTGCTGAATCCAGACCGCCAGTGATTGGGTGGGACGCAGCATGATGGCAGCGGTAACGGCGGGAAGATCAAAGCCTTCGCTGATCAACTCGCAGGAAGTCAGCACCTTGATGCGCCCGGCGGCCAGGTCATCGATGCGCCCGGCCCGGTCCGCATCAGACAGTGAACCGTCAATTGATAAAGCATTGATTCCACGCTTTCTGAAGCATTCTGCAACGCTTTCTGCATGCCTGATGCTGGTGCAGAAAGCTACCGCCGGAGCGCCTGGGCAGATCTTGAGGTAGTGGGAAACAGCGTCGCCGGTGATGTGCGGCTTGTCCATCCGCTCGGCCAGGGCGTCCTGGGCGTAGTCGCCCGCTCTGCTCTTGACATCGGCAAAATCCGCCACCTGGGGCGGCACATAATAGGTGGGCTTTGCGAGCCACCCGCCGGCAATGAGCCATTCTGTAGATTCGCCCACAACCAGTGAATCAAAAATATCACCAAGCCCTGCGCCGCTGTTGCGAATAGGGGTCGCGGTAACTCCGAGTATTTTGGCAGATGGAAATCCCTTGATTACGTTGCGCCATGTGTTGGCGCTTGCGTGGTGGGCTTCATCAATGACAATCAGCCTTGGCGGCTCAATAGCGCCTAAGCGTCGAGCCAGCGTATAGATGCTCGCAACTTGCACGAGTTGCTGTTCATCGCTGGATTGTCCAGCGGCTATAAGCCCGTATGGGACATTAAACTGATCAAGCGTAGAGCAGGTTTGCCGCATCAGTTCCTGGCGATGCAAAACCACCAGGATTCTATTTCCCTTTGCGCGTGCGCGTGCGGCAATATGCGAGAAGACAACGGTCTTCCCAAACCCGCACATAGCTACCAGCAGCGGAGCTTTGCATCCACGAGAGTATTTCTTAAGCACGCCCTCAACAGCGCGTTTTTGGTGCTCATAGAGTTGCATTTGCCATCGCCCTGACAGGTGATGTTAATGCTCTCTCAACAGGCCAATTCTTCTTGAATAGTCTCCAGTGCAGCGTGTCTCTTTTTATGCCAAGATTTATGGCCCATATTCCAAGAGGAAGAGTAACATCTTTGTATGTTACCAGTCTATTGGCTCTGGAGTTGTTATTTTGAATAATCGGCTTTGACCATCGGCAGTTATCTTTGCAATAGCTTCCTCCATTATCTATACGGTCCAGGGACGTGCCTTTCGGCCTATCCCCCATATCTTCAAGAAAGTTTTCAAAGCGCATCCACCTCTCGCATACGGTTATTCCACGCCCAGCATATCGGGTATAGGCGGCATGGTTAGCGTTACAACATCTCGTGAGCATGCTGTGCCACGACCTATACGTTGGCGAGTTTGTCTTGCCGTGTTTTTTATTGCCCTTGCCGGTTCGGCTTGATGCTTCCAGCTTCAGGCATCCGCAAGATTTGGTGTTTTTTCCTTTGAGCAAACTTGCAGGAACTATTTTCTTGTTTCCGCACGAGCAAACGCAATTCCAATATGCGCCTATTTTGGGCTCTGAATGGCTATGGCTTATAGCGGTTAATCTGCCAAATTTTTGTCCTGTCAGATCACAGATTTTTTTCATCGCCCCCCATACTCAAAAAATGTCAGTCGCCGAACACGGCTTCCTCTTGCTCGACCACGCGCTGCAATGTTTTGAGCATGGCGGCGCTGGGTACATTTTCCCCGGTCTTCCAGCGGTAGATCGCCATCCAGGTAACGCCCACCTTCTGCGCAAGTTTGGTCTCGCTGATTCCTAATGTCTTGGCTCGGTCAACTAACCCTGCCACCTCGGTCATCACTTCTTTTTCGATCTGGGATTTTTCCATGGCGCGCTCCTTGAATGTAAGATGGCGAAAACCCCACGCTAACGTTTATGTTGTGTCAAATCAAGAACTATCGGGAATTATAAGGATTTTTACTTCAACTTTTACTTGACCACCTAACGCATATGTTATATATGATGCGAATAAAAGAAAGTCAATAAAAACAATACCTTATATTCATTTTGAATATATTCAGAATGAATATAACAGCCAGGAAAACGACATGAGAATCAGGGCCTCGATGCTGCCGGCTTACGCGGATTGCCCACGGCGGGCTGCGGCGCGTCAATTCAGAAAAATGATCGAGCGCGCTGGTTTTGCTCTACGGCAAACGCTGCCGAGCATCGGCGCATCGGTCGGCACGGCCACCCATGCGGTGATCGACGATTTTTTCAAAGCAAAGCTGGCCGGATCTGAATTTGACGAGGCCAAGGCGGTCGATGCGGCCATGGCCGGCTTACAGGAAGAGGTCGCGCCAGGATGCGTATGGGATGACAGCACGCCCTCGGTAGAGGTGGCCCGCCAGCAGGTGCGCCGGATGGCTGCGGCCTACATCCACGGCGGCGGAACTCAAAAAATCGTGCCCCTGGCAGTCGAGTTGCAGCTTGAGGCCGACATCAGCGACGGCTGGCAACTCACCGGGCGCGTTGACCTGGTGGCCGCGCACCCAGATGGTGGCGCATGGCTGCGCGACTACAAGACCGGCGGAGTGGTCAGGCCACATTTCAGCCAACTGGGAGGATACAGCTTGCTCTACAGAAGCAATCCACCAGATGGCTTACCGAATGAAGTGAGCGCTGCAACGATTGATTTCATTCATCGCACACCAAAAACTCGATCTCAAAAGGAACCAGCATCTACTGAATATCATGTTGGACTGTGCGAATCAGAAGCGTGGGACGTTGTACACAGGATAAAACAAGAGGTTTCGGAATTTCAGCGGACAGGAAAGCCAAATGTTTTTCCATCCAACTTTAACAGCATGCTTTGCACGCCGGTTTACTGTCCAGCACACGGGACGACCTGGTGTCCACTCTCAAGCACGCTGAATAGGTGAAACTGTGAGAAGGAAATGCAATATCGAACAGGCTGTAGAGCTATATAAATCTGGTTTGTCCACAACACAAATAGCCGTAAAACTAGGGTGCTCCCCCGTTGCTGTGCTTCGCGCATTGCAAATTAGCGGTGCTGAAATGAGAAGCAGGGGTGAGGCCAACCATCTGCGCAGGCGCGAGCGGAAAGGCCGAACAACCCAAGGTTATGTGTCCGTAAATTATGAAATGAGGAAAAAGAAGACAGAACATCGATGGGTCATGGAAACCGTATTGGGTCGCCATCTACAGCCTGACGAACACATACACCACATAAATGGCGACAAGACTGATAACAGACCTGAAAACCTCATGCTTATCTCGAATGCCGATCATGCAAGACTCCATGCGCAAGAGCGAAAGGAAAACGGCATATTTATATCCCCACCGCAGAAAAAACGGGTCTACGATTACGCGCAAATGATCTCACTTTATCAGTCAGGATTAAGCTCTATCAAAATAGCGGAGATTATCGGTTGCTCCCGCAATACCATCTTGTATGCCCTTAAAACTCTCGGCATCAATGCGCGGAATCTCAGTGAAGCGCAAATATTACGCTATCAACAACAATAAAAGGAGAACATTACAAATGGCGAACCTAGTTCAACCAACCCCTCAAAAACAGGAAGCAGCCCTGGCAGTCATGGATCATCAGGACAACCTGCCGGCGTTGCCGGGCGTCTTTTCACATGTCACCAGTTTCCGCCAGGCCCTGGAGATCGCGGAGATGCTGTCGCGCTCCACCATGGTGCCGAAGCAGTATCAAGGTCAGCAGGGAGCGCCCAATGTGCTGGTGGCGCTCGAACTCGGCCTGCGCATGGACCTGTCGCCGTTCACGGTGATGCAGAATCTCGACATCATCACCGACGGCAAGCCCTCATGGAAAAGCAAATTCCTGATCGCCCAGGTCAACGCCTCTGGCAAGTATCGCGGCTCGCTCCATTACCAGTACGAAGAACTTGGCGTCAAAAAAGTTCCCTACGAATACTGGACCAAGGACCAGAGCGGCAAGAGCAGCAAGCAGACCGGCACGATTGAAATTGAAAACCGCCGCTGCCGGGCCTGGGCCGAGGAAGTCGCTACCGGCGAGCGCATCGAGGGGCCATGGGTATCGATTGAGTTGGCGGTCAAGGAGGGCTGGTACACCAAGCCTGGCAGTAAATGGAAAACCATGCCCGACATGATGCTGATGTATCGGGCGGTGTCTTTTTTCGTAAGCGTCCATTGCCCGGAGGTCTCGATTGGCTTGCCGACCGCCGAGGAGACGAGCGACATCATCGACGTGCCGCCCGCTCGCCCGCATGTGGCTGGACCGACCCTGGCAGAGCCACAGGAGACTGCGCCGGCGAACGATAACGCGGGAAAGCAGCGTGGCCGCAAGAAAGCCGATCAAGGCGAATCTGAGCGGTTGCCGGAGCAATCAGCCGCACAGGAGACTTCCCCGACCGTGGAAAAGTTTAAGCAGGAAATCGACGCGGCCATCCAAGGAGGAGCCGACGCGGTCGATCAGTGGCGGGCCAAGCACCACAACCGGGTGGCGCGTGAGCTTGGCGGTACGGTTGACTCTCCTGGATACAGAGAGGTCATGGCCTACGCCGAGATGATCTACAGCAAGATGACGGATACCAAGGCGGATGAGTCTGTGGACCAGGAAACCGGAGAGGTGTTCGACATGCCGCCGGACGAGTCTCCGCCGCAATCGCAATCTGAACCGCCCGGCGATGATCAGGACGACCATGATGGCCCTTTCTGAGGTTGCGCCATGCAGGTACACATCAAGAATTTTCGCGGCCTCACCGAGGCCCAATTCGACCTCGGCAACATCACTATCATCGGCGGAGAAAATGGTTCGGGAAAATCAAGCACTGCACAAGCGGTCACCGCCGCCCTGACCGGCGAAGCGCCGATACCGAACCTCAAAAAACAGCAATACCAGCGACTGGTGAGGATCGGCGCCGCTGGCACTTGGATTGAGATCAAGACCCCTGACGGCCGGGCCATAATGACCTACCCGGACGGCAAGGCATACACCGAAGGCAAGCCGCCCCGCTCGTCCGTGTACGCAACCGGGCTGGCCTCGCCCCTGGAGATGTCCGCCAAGGAAGCTGCTGAGGCCTGGGCGCTCATCCTCGATACTGAACCGACCCTTGAGCACCTGGAGCAGGCGTTGAAGGCGCAGGCCCTCGATGACATCGGGACGATCACCGCAACCGTCCGGGCCAGGGGATGGGATGGCGCGCACGCGCAATACAAGGAAGACGGCGCTCGGCACAAAGGCCGATGGGAGCAGATCACCGGCGAGCGCTACGGCAAGACCAAGGCAGAAGGCTGGTCGCCCCACCCTCTTCCTCCTGGATCGACCCGCGAACAGCTTGAACAGGCGGTTCAGGCCGCCAAAACCACGCACGATAAGGCCATTGCATCAATGGCCCTGGCGGATGATGAGCGAGACAAGCTCCTGTTCGCGGCAAACACGCTCGCGTCCCGGCGGGATACCCTCTCCGGGGCCGAAACCGCTTTCAAGGATGCCCAGGCCGCTTACGGTAAAGAGCACGATCTCTATCGTGAAATGCCCGTCCCGGATGAAGCGCCGCTGAGATGTCCCCATTGCAGCAAGCCGGTGCGTTTGCGTTCTGGAAAACTGTTTGCGGCGGATATGGGCGAGCACATTTCAAGGGAAGAACACAAAGCCGCAGCCGCCCGTTGCGAAGACCTGAAGGCCAAGATGAACGCCGTTGCGGAAACGGTCATGCAGGCCAGGTCGTTGGTTGCGCAATCAGAATCCGCCATTGCAAAATTAAACGAGAACGAGGGCAAGATCACCGTCGATACCCAGGCCACGGCAGCGGCGCTTGACGATGCGCAAAAAGTGCTCAAGCACTGGACGGCTGTGCAGGACGCCAGAGCGGCGCATGAAACCGTGCTCCGGCATGTAGTGATTGTGGATATCCTGGCGCCGGAAGGTTTGCGCAAACGGCAACTCGACGCGGCCATTACGGCATTCAACACCGCTTTACAGGGGCTGACAGGCGCGTCCAAATGGCCCAGGATCTCGGTCGAGCCGGATTTGAATGTCTCCTTTGACGGCAGGCCCTACACGCTGCTCTCCGAGTCCGAGGCATACCGTGTCCGCTCGATCATCCAGGCTGCAATCGCCATGCGCGACGGATCTGAACTTCTTGTATTTGACCGGGCCGACCTGCTAACCAAAAAGGGGCGTAACGGATTGTTCCGCCTGTGCGAGGCCACTGGTCTGCGCTGCCTGATGCTGATGTCGGCATCATCGCTGGAAGAACTGCCAAAGCTGCAAGGCGACAACGCTACGCTGTGGCTTTCGCAAGGGATGATTGCCGCAATTCCCTGACAACTTGGGACAAAAGCGATGCAGGTTTTCCGCGACCCGGAACAGTACGTCGAAACCGTCAAGCGAGTCTGGTCGGCTGATTCCCGCGTGGACAACACCCGCGCCCCATACCGATGCCTGTTGTCACAAAAAACCGTCGGCTTTGTCACCTGTCTCCGTCTCAAAACCACGCCTACGGTGTATCACATCGCGGGCAGTAGCGCCGGCGCGACGAGTTTTGTTTTTCTTGACCCTGGCTCGCCGCCGGTAATACGCAACGGGGTTACAATTACCGACCGCGACCTTTTTGTTTGGCGGTCGCAGATCGACACCTATTCCCGCGCCGATTATGCGTACGGATGCTGCGCGGTTAGCATCCCCAATGCGCACTTTGACAGGTTTTTTGATGAGCCGCCGGCGGTGTGGCGCATCCGGCCGGCAGAGAGGGCTCTTGACCGGCTGCGCAGAGTCTTTTGGCAATCCACCCGGCCGGAACCATTTCTCTTTGCCGTTATCGAGTGCATCGAGACGGCATACAATTCCATGCAATCAAGCGACAGAAATCGAACCAGGTACGTGTTCAGGTTCCAGAATTTTTTAGATGAATCTGGCCATTGGGCGCAGCCGCTCGGCAAGATCTGCAACACTATGGGAATCCACGAGCGAACCCTGCGCCGCGCTTGTGAGCAATGCCTTGGCATCGGGCCGCACGAATACATGACCAACCGGCGCTTGACCATGGTTCGTCACGCCCTGGCTGGTTCGCCGCTAACCGCCAAGGTCGCCGATGTCGCGGCGGATTATGGATTTTTTGACCACAGCCGGTTCAGCAAAATGTACCGGCAGCATTACGGCGAGGCGCCATCAGATACCTTGCGTTCAAAGGATTCTGTTTCTGCCTGACGATTGTCCGAATCCGCCGTAGCGCCGGAGCGTCGCAGTCTGCTGATTATCCGGGCGAGGGGATGATAGACAGGGACTCAAGCGCCATGCAGGGATCGAAATATATGACGCCCCATCAACTCATCGAGCGCTGGCTGGGCCTGGTAACGGAAAAAACCCTCGCTAATTGGCGCTGCGTCGGCGACGGGCCACGGTATACCAAGATCGGCGGCAAGGTTGCCTATTCGGTGGAGGCGGTCGAGGAGTACGAGCGACGGCGGGAGCGGAAGGACATCAAGGAAATCCGTTCCGCCTGACAAGAGGGGGTTAGACGTTGATGAAGACGCGGGCCTTGCTGTAGCTGCGTTCCCGTGCCATGAGAGCGATAAATTCTTCCCGAGAAAAATTTGAAAGCCTGAAGCATTCCTCTTTTGACATACCAAGCTGACGCCCTATTTCGTCAACACTCTTTCCCGCCTCGATCAGTCTCTGGACGATGGCCTTCATCGGGCCAAGTTGATGCACCCCACGGGCGCGGTTGTGGGTGATGGTGCCGTACACGTTCGCTGCCTCGTCCTCGTGCTCGACGATCACCACGGGGACACGCCCGGACAGGCGGGAAGCAAGCGGCTCCATGCCGGCAACCAGCCAGCGGTGGTAGCCATCGATGATGCAGTAGTCAGGACGGCACACGATCGGACTCGTCCACCCGTTGGTCAGGATGCTCTGAATAAGCAGTTGCAGATTGTCGGCGGTTACGGCGTTGGGATTGTAGTCGTTGGCCGTCAGCTTCTCCCGCTCTACCCACTGGAGCGTGGACAGTGGTTTTCTCAGGTCAGGATGATCTGGCGGCATAGTGTATTCTCGCATCGCATTCCAGCGCCCGGAGTCTACGCCCCTTGGGGTCGCCGGCCATCAGGGCCTCGTAGAACTTGCGGTAATCGTCATCATTCAAGGCGTAGGAAAGCCGTAAAACACGGGTCTTGTAGTGCCGGGCCATTCTCCGCGTGTGCTTGGTGTTAAAATTGGCATCGATGTTTGAGAGCAGGCTGAACAGCGCGCCCCGGTAGTCCTTTGCCGTGTCGCCTTCCAGTTCGCGCCGCTTGCGGGTGCGGCGCCTGAACATCTCGCTGTCGTAGTAGAGCGCCACCAGGTAGGCGTTTGGTTCGCGCCGGCATACCCGCTGCATCAGGTCCGGGTAGTATTCCGCCATCTGGGCGAGGAAGCCGATGGTGTCGATGGAAAAGAACTGCGAGATGCGCATCCGTAGTCTGGTGGCACCCACCTGCCACATGAACAGGTAGGCGTCGGGAACCTCGATATTGTGTTCGTGCAGGTAGAGCCACACGTCGGTATCGTGCCAGTCGTAAATTGGCTGCACCACGTTGTTCTGGTTCACTGAAGGAGATGCGCGGACATGCCCAGCGAAATTCAGGCGCCGCTGCACCGACTCAAACACGCGCACCCCGGTCATGTTCTGGCCGTCGTTCAGGCGGCGGAGGAATTGCTGGTAGGTGTCCACCCGTGGCCGAAAATGCGGATGACTGCGGATAGCAAAGGTTGGCGGCTCTCGTATCCAGACCTGCCGCTTGTAGCGGTCCCAGCAGATGAAGGATTCATCAGATTGGAGCGAGTTCAGGCAGGAGAAATGCCGCACCTCAAGGCAGAACCAATCGAAGCCCGCTCCCATGGCAAGGAAGCGTTCTCTCCATTGCAGGACGATGCGCTCCACGCAGGGGAAGATGGCCTCCTCGTCGATGAACTGCACGGTCAACCGGGCAATGTCTATGCGGCCTTGTCCGGCAAGGGTGGTCACCAGATGGGCCAGGCAGAGGCTATCCTTGCCGCCGGAGAACGACATATACACCCGCAGGCCGTTGCTGAAGATGTTTTGTATTCGCGCCTTGGCGGCCTCCACCACGTCAACGGCAAGGTGGCGCTCAATGAGCATCGGGATAGATCGCCTCGCCGCAGCGCGGACAGACGATCACCTGGCGCTCTTCTTCCTGGTATTCGTCCCGGCTGCCGTCCGGCATGGCCCGACCACGCGCAACTTCCGCCTCAGCCTCCGATACTCTCCCGAAGGTGGCGGTGTGCTCGGTGGTGAGGCGGTCGATGTCCGCGGTCAAGTCGCGCAGGAACTGCTCGTCAAAGCCGGGCACATCCAGGTCTGAAATGGAATGCAGCATATCCTGGATGGCCTCGTAGTCGTCGACGCCCAGGGTAAAAATTTTGTTGTCGCTGAGCATCAATTTTTGTTTTTGCTCATGCGTCAGTCCGGCCAGGCGGTAGGCTTGAATTTCTGTGTATTTGAGCCGCCGGAAGGCTTCCACCAGGCCGTTGCCCGCCAACACGGCATTGTCCTCATCGATCACAATCGGGCGCGTCTGGCCGAACATCCGCACCGCCCGGCACAGTTCCTTGATCTGCGCCTCCGGGTGGCGGCGCACGTTGCGCGGAGGAGCGCGCAGGTCGTCAAGCGCGATGGCTTCGGTTTGCATCGAGGTAGTTCCTGGCTGGCGGGTAGAAATCAGCGATGCGCGCCACCGCCTCCGGAAGCCTGGCATACAAGGCCCCGATAAATCCGGATGGATTCTCTTTATATGCCTCGTTCAAGAAGCTGATCCATGTTCTCAGTTGCTCCATGCCGGTATCGTATTGTCTCGGGTAGGAAATTCGTTTTCTCCTGATGAACTCCCATACCTGGGCCGTTGTCCATTCCCGGATGGGCAGGAGTGTATGTCTTCCGCCGGTAGCGTAGTAGTGCCCTTTGCCGACGCTGTTCTCTCCACAGCGCCGTCCGAAAATAAGCAGGTCGTGATCTGACCGCTTGACGAATTTCGGGATGCTCGCTCGGTGCCGCAGAACATCAAGTTTCCAGAACACATACCGCGCCGGCGGGAACACCTCTTGGTAACAGCGAGCCAGCTTGTCATAGGTCAGTTCGTGGTTGTAGTGCGGCCCATAGCCGAGCGCCGCCGCCGCCTGCCTCACGTCCTGCTCGTCCTCCGGGAACAGCATGGAAATTTCGGTGAAGGCATCAACACAACGCCCTGCCGCTTCGCGCAGCAGATACGCGGTGACCAGCGAATCTTTGCCGCCGGAAAGGCAGATGAGCGGGCGCACATGCCGGGCAAGCGCGTCTTCAAGGCGTGCGTATGCCACCCGCTCATGCTCTTGCATCAGCCACCACCGTGCATGATCGCCTCCATTAAACGTGAACGTGCCGCTGTGACTCGATAATTGTCGCTTCCAACATCTGATGCCGCTCGTCGGTCGGTCCAAATACGCTGTCGGGATGAAACGCAACGATGTCCATAATATCCGGGCCGGTGTGGAAGGAATGCACCGACCCTGCTGGAATAAGAAAGATGTTGCCGAGCCCCATGCTCTCGCTGCCGCCGGGATATGCGCAGGCCCCGCGCCCGCGCATGACCATGCCGACCCGGTGCGACGGATGGGTATGCGGGGTTTGATGGATGCCGTCCGGAAAGTGCAAAAAATTTAAGCAGGGGTCGCCCTGGCGGAGCGGTGCAATCAGCGAGGTGTCAGAACATCCGTCGATGTAGCGGAGCCGGCCGGTGCGCTCTACCGGCCCGCCAATACAAAAAATCCCGGAATAGCCCTTGGCCGTCACCAGCATGATACGGGCGCTGTAACCGCTGATGAGATCACCCGGCGGGATACAGGCATACATCCCGGCATGGACGGTCCAATGCTCATCGATCATGGCATGACCATGCGCCACGGCCAGAAATGTCATGCCGTCATCGGGCGCGGTCATAAAACCGGTGCCGGCAAATCCGGTCAACAGCAGGGCCTCGTCCTCAAAGTCTTCGATAATCCTGAAGGTCATGGCCGCAGGATACGGGAACTATGCCGAACGTGTCGGCAGAAAAAGCGGGAAAACTTTGGAACATCGAGCGTAAACTTTACGAATCACTTGAAATAATAATCGGTAAAAAAATGCAGAGAGTGTTGACAAAACCCTTACGTTTGCGTAATATATAATCAAAGAGAGAGAAAACAAAAACCACGGAGGACACCATGAACGCACAGACCACCAACACTGAAAACTACTACAGCGCAAAAAAAGCATTTTTTCAGGCCCAAGTTGGGCACTCTCCGAAATCGAAAAACAGGGGTCGGAACACGGCAATGATCGTAAATGATATGATGAAGGCTATCTACAGTCTGGCCGAGAAACCGGTAAATAATAAAAAAGGAGAAACGGACATGGCATACGCAACACCACAAAATACCCAAGTCGGCGATGGAGTAACCTGCCACGGCTGGTCTGATAGTCACGCCTATACGGTCGTCGCCAAGACCGCAACGACCATCACCATCAAGCGCGACAAGGCAACGCTGGACCCAAACTTTACGCCGGAAATTATCCCTGGTGGTTTCCTGGGCCACTGCGTGAACCAGAATCAGCAGAGCTACACATACGAGACTGACCCGGACGCACCAGCAGAAAAGGCGCACTTCAGCAAAAAGCTCGGATGCTACATGTTTCGCGGACACAAAAGGGTAACTACCGGGCGCCTGGAATTTTACGATTACAACTTCTGAAGCTACGGGGGCCGCGCATCCTGCACGCGGAAGGAATACGCCATGAGATATTTAGGAGCAACGATAGACGACAGTGGGATTATGATTTGGAGAGTTGACGATAACGGACGCATTGAGCGCCACAGAAAAGGGCAGGAATGGGAGCGGGTATGGCGCCCGATACTGTTCACTCCGAGAGAATTAAGCCGTTACTGCGCTGCAAATGGTTTTGGATATTTGCCGCCGACGAAAGCCCGCGCAATCGCAAAAAAAAGATAACGCCATGATAATTCATAACGGATTGCCAAGTTTCTTCAAAATGGTATGCGCCAAGCTCGAAGACGACCAGGACGCTATCAAGAAGGCCGAGCAGGAGAGTGCTGAATCAGGACTGCACTATAAATACAAGATCTACCGCGCCTGCGAAGACAACGGCCATGGCGTCTCGACCATCGACGGAATGCCCATCAAAACATTCGACGAGTGGCTGAACTCATGACCTATTTCAGCCGGCCGGAAACGCTCGAAGAACTCAAGAGCCAGTATCACGAACTGGCCTTCAAGCACCATCCAGACTGTGGTGGTGATACTGCCACCATGCAGGCCGTCAATGCGGAGTATGACCGGCTGTTTTCCCTGCTCAAGAACACCCACCGCAACAAGGACGGCGAGAAGTACACGACCGACAGGGAGAACGAGGAAACGCCGGACCAGTTCAAAGACCTGGTGGCCGAACTGATGCGAATGGACGGCATCATCATCGAGATCATCGGCTCCTTCGTCTGGCTGACCGGAAATACGCGGACGCACAAGGACCGGATCAAGGAAATCGGCTTCAAATTCTCCGGCAAGAAAATCGCCTGGTATCTGGCGCCGGCCGGATACCGTCGCCACGGCCGCACAGACTACAGCCTCGACACCATCCGGGGGATGTATGGGACGCGGGCCTTCAACAGCACCGGCATGGATAAGCTGGACGAAGCGCGTTCATGAGCCGACGAAAGCCATCCCCCCAGCCATCGAGCTTTGCCAAACTCTTCCGCTCCTTCGGCCACTCGCATCCGCCCTATCGGATTTTCTCGGACTTCTGCACCCTGTCGGCGGTCTCCATTTCAAACTCCATGCGGGAGTTCCAGCCGCCCGAGGTCGTAGAGCGCCGGGAAAAAGATTACCTGGCCTGCGCCAAGCGGTACACCAAAGACGAATTGACCCTCATGGCCCAGATGCTTGCCGCCGTTACCCTGGCCCTGGAGAGAAATCCCAATCAGGATTTCCTGGGCAACCAGTACATGGAGATCGATCTGGGCAACGACCGGATAGGCCAGATTTTCACGCCCTACCATGTCAGCGCCATGATGGCAAAAATGCAGATGGCCGACGCGGCGGAACTGCTGAAGACGAAACGGTACATCTCCATCAGCGACCCCTGCGTTGGCGGCGGCGCAATGCTGATCGCCGCCTACAATGCGGCCGGAGAACTCGGCATCAACCCGCAGACGCAGTGCCTGTTCTACGGCACGGACATCGATGCCACGGTGCTACGCATGGCCTATATCCAGTGCTCGCTGCTCGGCATGTGCGGACACTTCACGCACGGCAACAGCCTGAGCGTCGAGGTATGGGATACGCTCTCCACGCCGCTGTTCTACCTGAACGCTTGGCGCTTTGGCCGTCAGGAAAGGGCAGAGTGGGAGATGGACGACCATTCCGAGGATACCCTCGATATGGTTCAACCCGCCATCGAGGATGAACCGGAGGCGGTGGATACTGTGGTAGAGATGCCGGTCATCGAAGAGATGTGGGGTCTGCCCACCGGCAGGGGCGCGGTGCAGCAGTTGAGGTTGTTTTAAGCTGCCGCACCGCTCCCCCTCTATGTGGACACCACACCGAAAACACAGTGACCAAGAATCCGCTAAGCGCTTGAAAACGCTGGAGCGGGTGAAGGGAATCGAACCCTCGTGTGCAGCTTGGGAAGCTGATCTTATCCTCATCCCGCCCGTTCACGGCCATTCCCTGAAAGTCCTAGTGCTTTGAACTGTCAAGGATTCCTTGACAACTCCCATCCCGCAGTCTCACGCCGGTACCCTTGTTATCCCGTCCTGCTGGTCATAATATGGACACAGCGGCCATCCCGGCTGTGTCCAATGGATCAAACGATATGCCGAGCATGAAGATCACCGAGCGGGGAATCCGGGACATTCCTGCACCGGCGGCCATCATCGACTTCTGGGATATCGAGATCACCGGCCTGGCCCTTCGGGCGCACCCCACCGGGCGCAAGGTTTGGATACTGCGCTGGCGCGATAAAGGCGGCCGACGATGCTTCGAGGGCGGTGGGACATGGCCTGGGGTGAAGGTCGAGGCAGCCCGCCAGTGGGCGCGGCAAATCCTGTCCCGCGCCGCCCTTGGGCTGCTGCCGGACTCAAACGGGAAAGCCGATGCTGAACCAGCGTCCCCGAAAATATCCGCCCTGTGGGCCGAATACGAGGCCAGGGCGAACAAGGGCGAGCGGCGCAACCGGGAAGGTATCGGACGATTGCATGTCCTGCCTGTGGTTGGCGATATGCCCGTTTCCGATCTGAAATCCGGCCAGGTTGACGCCATTGTCAGAAGTCTATCCAGCAAGCCGCGCACCGGCACAGCGGTCAAGAGGCACCTGCACGGAGCATACGAACTCGCCCGCGTGCTCAACTGGTATCCCGACGACAAGCTGAACCCGGCGGCCAAGGTCAAAGGATATGCCTACCGGCCACGGACACGCGCCCTCTCCGATGCCGAGCTTGCCGCTGTTGGCGCGGCCATCAAGGGATGTATCCTCAATCGGGTGTTCGAGCTTTCCCATGCCGAATTGATAACGCTGCTGCTGCTGACCGGTGCGCGCTGCGGAGAATGGAAGTCAGCGGAGTGGTCGAATCTGGACGTTAATCACCCTGCCCTTGCGCTCTCCCGCCACAAGACCGATGCGCAGGGCGTCAAGCGCATCGAGCTTGGCCCTGAAGCATGGCGCATCATCCAGGGCTTGCCCAGGAGAGATGGTAACCCGGCTATATTCTACGGGCGCACGGGATGCGGTAGGATAACCGAGGCCACCAGGCCATGGGTCGTGGTGTTGAAACGTGCAAAAGTTGCACATTGCACGATCCACGATCTGCGCAGGACTTTTGCCAGCGCGGCCCGTAACGACGGCATGAGCGTTGACGACGTAGGCGTCTTGCTCGGGCACCGTGAGATTTCCGTCACCGGGATCTACGCCATTCCCGATCTCAAGCGCCGCCAGGAGTTGATTGCCCGCGCCGAGGCCTCGGTTTTGCGGAGGATGTATCCGGAGGATAGATGAAACAAGCGAGCCCCGGCATGGAGAATTCCAGCCGGGGCTGCACCCGACGTTCAAAACGCCGGGGTGGTTGAGAATCAATCATTACTCTTTCCGTTCAAATCCTCAAGCATCTTTTCGATTTGGTCCGCCTGTTTGGCTGCGGTGTTCTGGCGATTCCGCGCGGCATTCAGGGCGCGCCGCAAGGCGGATACAACCGTGCGCGAGGCATGGATAGGACGCTCGGACGGGCCTTCCCTGCCTTCAAATTCGGCTGGCGTTTCGTGCATGACATTCTCCTTGATTCGATGAGCAGCGGAAAAATACCACAGCAAAATGCTCATCAAAGTCGGAATTCCCGTTTATTCCCTGCTTTGCTATCACTCTATCAGAAGACAGAATGTAGATGATCTTGCATGGAAACGCCGATGACCTCGCTGCTGTACGGCGCTCATGAGTATCTTGCCATCAGCATGACCATCGTGCCGGTGGTGCTGATCTTCATCGGCCTGATGCTGCGCCGGGTTCCGCATATCCAGGAGTGGACCATCCCGCTTGCACTCTGGAGCATCGGCATTGCGGTGGGGATGTTGTTCGACGAGGGGCCGGAACTGAAGAGGGTGATCGCCAACGGATTCATTCAGGGCTCCATCGCCACCGGGACCGCGCTGTTATACTGGAAAGGTGTTCGTGAACTGCTTCGAGATGAATAAAGGCATGGGCAACAGGAGCTACTGACCAGCTCATCCGCCCTTTAAAAAATTCATCACCATCGCTCCCAGAACAGTGCCGATCACGCCGCCAGTGCCAATCAATCCCATGATGGCCGCCTTGCCGCCGCTGATCTTGTGCATTTCCGCCTCCAGTATTCCGAGCCGTTTGCCCTGCCGCTCGTAGCTGACTTCCATGCGGTCTATGCGTTCCTTGACCATGCCGCGACACTCGTTTTCATGCCTCGCCATGTCTGTCAGCTTGGATTCAATGCGTTCCTGGGAAGCGTAAATCCTGCCTTCTAATCTGGCGTGTTCTAGTTCAATCTTGTTTACCCGAGATTCAAGCGTGTCACTCATCTTATTACCCGTTAAAAGGCTCGGAGTTGTAGAGCATCTTGTCTTTGCTCTGGCTGCCAGCGGTGGAGCCCAGGAAAAATGTCACTGCCGATCCCAGGTAGCCGCCCACCGTGCCGATAGCCATGTTGAGAATGGATCGGGTCGCCTCGCTCAAGTCCTCCATGTAACCAGCGAACATGGCCCAGATACATGTCGCAAAAATTGTAGTAAGCACCAGGGTGATGGTGACCTGCACGGTAACGCCGGTCTTCTCAGCAAGACTCCGGGCGCTGGTCCGATCCTCCTGGGCGATCCGCTCCAGGTCCACGCCGGCCTGGATCATGGTCTTTTTCAGATCGGCATCCACTCGTCTGAGTTCGACCATCATCTCCGGCGACATGCCCAGCACGGCTCTTTCCAGGTCTGATTCTGTAGCGCCATCACCCAGGCCGAACACTCCGGCCAGCGCCTTGACCGCCACCCCGGCCAGCGGGCCGCCCAACATGGTCGCTGCCACCGGGGCCACCGTTCCCAACGCCTCAAGCCATTTCGACGCCATAAGCCTCCGTGGTTATGCGGTCAGAGGTTCCTTGATGATGTCGAGCGCTGCTCTCCAATTGTTATGCCATTTGTCAGGCCAGGGGCGGCCTGGACGCCAGGTTTCCAGATATTGCCGCCATGCGTCATCCTGGCCCGCTAATGTTGACGGCGGCAGCGCCCGAGGAAGCGTCCAGAGCAAGAGCCGCGCAAACACCGCAGCAAGGATGTCTTCGTAGGCCAACGTCGCCCAGATCGCGCCATTGTTGGTGGCGTTGCTGCCGACGAATTCAGCCGCAAATGCCTGAGCGACAGTCGCCGTGGTTCGGTGGGCCATCACTCCGGCCACGCCACCGCCCATCTCGAATTGCCACATCCCGCGAGCTGGACCGCGAAAGCGCGAACCGTCGTTTCTGAAAGAGATTTGAAAGCGATGGATCAGGCCACTTTCCTGCAAGCCGATGGCGTACAGCATCGCCCGCGCCGAATCGGACACCGGGATTCGATGCGCCGCCAGCCGCTCAAGGGCGGGGTTGATGATGGTGGTTAGAATTTCTCTGGACATGATTTGCTCCTACGATTCCTGACAATCAATAACGATAGCTCCAGCGGCTCCTGCTCCGCCTGCAACACCTCCATATACTCCAGTGATGCAACCTCCGCTTCCACCTTCACCTGCAAGCGTTCCGGCTGTCCCTGCATTTGTGCTGGTGCCAGCCCACGCACCGCCCCCAAAGTAAGACGCGCCTCCAAATCCAGGGCGTATTAACGGTGGATTCCCTCCTGCAGACAAAGATGCATGAGCACCCGAAGTTCCTTTACCAATGGTTCCTGTTATGGTGTTGTCTATGAGATTTCCGGAACCGCCCTTTTGGCCACTTGCCGCAGGTCGCGTGTCAGAAGCGTTTTCACCACCTGAACCTCCAGAAGCAGACGCATACGACCCAAACCAAGAGTCGCCTCCGTTTCCTCCGTATCCTGTAGGAACAGCAGCCGCACCACCAGCGCCGACCGTGTAGGATACTTGTTGCCCTGCGGTTAAATTGACGTAGAACTCTGCCCATCCTCCACCACCGCCGCCGCCAGCAGCGGAACCAACGGAGCCGGAAGAAGTGCTACAACCGCCACCGCCGCCGCCACCACCGATGACGACGACTTTATAGCAACCTGTTACCGGCGCAGTGAACGTCCCAGAAGTGGTGAGAGTAATTCTCCTTCGTCCTTTCAGAAGAGCATCGCCAACCTTCGTCATACATTCTTACCTCCCGCGCGTCAGCGCCATGAAACTAAGTCCGTTATTACGCGACGATAAAAAATATAAGCTGCGTACCCGGCCAGAGGCACAGCAAACCACCAGTAGCCATGCCTGAATGCTATGATGGCCATGACCGCCACGAGCATGGGCCACATTGCGTAGAGCCACCACGGAATATCCAATTTCTTAAACAAGCTATTCATCACGCTTCACAGGTTGTAATTTTGCCCGCTCTTGATAATCCCGCCACTGCGCTTCAACTTTACTGATCGGCTCGCACGGTAACCACTCAAGCGGCGAGCAATCACGCCACGCCTTCCCGCAGTAAAAGCGCTGGATGGCTACGTTGGTGGTTAGCACCGCGCAGATAATAAACGCCGTGCAAATCAGTAAAGTTCTGATCATATTTTTTTATTATCCCGTTAAGCAGATAATGATATGCTTAAGTCACTTCACCTGAAACACATAGCCATCATGGCAATACGAGCAAAGCGTGTCGCACAGTCGCATGTCCCTGGTATGCGCCACGCAGCCGCCACAGGGATGATCAGCATCCCGCCGGCGCTGGATATAGGTCACGCCCGCCAGGTCAACGGTGCTGCCGTCTTTGCGCAGGATGGCAGCGGGTTGGGCAGGCATCAGGCGGGCAGCTTTTCCCAAACCGTCGGCACGCCTGACGGCGGGGTGTTGTTATCTCCCGCGTTATCGGCAATACACCTGTACCAGCCGGTGCGGCTAGGGTCGCCGTCGCTGTAGTATCGCTCAAAACCTTTGATCACGTACTCCTCGCGCACCCAATCGTAGCGGCCACTGTCGCGGAAGAGCTTGCATATCGACGGGAACACCTGCGTCCCTTCGATCCTGGGCGGGTTGGCAGGGTCGATACGGCCCCAGTTTTGGAGGAGATACTTCTCCGCACCTACCCGGATCACCTCGCCCCGCTCGTAGTCCCGACTGCCATCGGCAACGTACTCGGGGAACAGCAGGTACGGGAGCCTCACCAGGGCCTCCGGTCCTTTGCCGGAGAAAAAATCGATGTACCTGAACGCCTCGCCGATGGATTTTCCAGTTTCAAAGGCCCTGCTCATGGCTCTTCCTCCTCGTTGCCGCGATAACCAAGCCCCTCCATCAAGCCTTGAAGAAAATCACGCTCCTCCTGCTGCTTCTCGCTCAACGGACCACCGCCTCCTTCCTCCATCAGCTTCAGCAAAAATTCCTTGGCCTGCTGTTGTTTTTCAGCCGCAGCGGCGGCCTCTTCCTGTGCGGCTATTTCCTCCGGGGTTGGCTCAGGAACCTCATCGGCAAAATACATCTTGCCGTCATATCCACGGACGATTTCCCTGTCTGCCTCCAGGCAGTCGTCAGAAAATTTGAAACCTGCTGCTGCCGCAATGCTGCCGTCGTCATTTGTTGTGTAAAAAGCCATATCAAGAGCCTCCTATCGCCGGTGTAAACACAAGGTGGTTATTGCTGGCGCTTAAGTAGTGGACAGATACCGATTTTCCTTTTGCTACCGGCACATATATATAAATAGACAGAGCAGCAGGAGTGGTTTGTGAGGTTTGTATTGATCCATTCCGCAAGACGATCCATCCGTTTGCCATGACATCGGATGACAAGCATATCCACCCATCTCCAGGCGAAGTAACAGTCCCTCCCGAGGCGGGCATGGACAGTTCCACGGACTGCCCCGGAGGGGTAGGAAATGCCCCCCGATAATCATAATTCGATCCACGGGTGACCACATCGCCATCCGTCAGCGGCGGCCCGGCCTTGATTTCGCCATTCGGGCCGCGCAAGGGGATGGTGTCGGGGGTGGGGTCCAAGTCCCAATCAATATTCAAAACCTCCAGTTCATCGTAAAACAGCGGCGGATTGACCGGATTGGGCTGTCCACCTCGGGCAATGGTGCGGATGTTTATACGCACACCGTTGGGCGGTGGGTCGGTAAAAACCACCCGCGGCTGCGGCGTCAGGCTGATGGTGTAATCAATTCCCCATGTCTGGGTTACGCCGTCCAACTCAACAAATAGCGTAGCCGGATTATTGGATACCAGGCCGAGCAGCCCGTATTCTGTGCCAGCGCCGTTGCCAAGTCCGGTCCAGGCCAGCGGCACGCCTGAATCCGAGACGCTTCCGATCAGCGCGATAACCTGCTCCATCTGCTGCATGTTGATGGCGTCTTTCGATTCAACGCCGTCTTCAACCTGCACCCGGCCATCCGCGTTGCGTATCGCAATCCGCAGGGGTGTCGGTACATAGGTCGCGCCGTGGACGTTCGTCGCCAGGATGTGCTGGTTTACCCACTGCCGCGTTGCCAGCACGATAGCCGGGTCAACGGTTATGTTGATGACCGAGGCGTTTTCCACCGGCATGATGATTTTTATATACGTCCCCTGCGCCGCGCCCTGGGCCATAACCGGCTTGAACATGGTCGGGGTGTTTCCTATCGCCAGCGTCACGCGCTGGTCATCGCGCACGCCGATTTCGCGGATGGTCCAGCCGCCCACGTCCTCCGGGATATAGCCCTCGACCACGATCCAGTTCGGATTCTCAGAATCCACGCTGGCATCGGCAATCTGCATCTCATAGACGATGTTTTTTAATTCCGTCTGGCCTTCTGTTGGCCGGTATTCCGAGCCGCCGCCATCGCCGACGACGATATACTTGATATTTACCGTCCGGTTCAGCGCGGTTGCGTTCGCAATAGCGGCCTGGCCTGCCGGAGTTAAAAGTACGCCAAAATCCTGAGTCGCCATATTAATTCTCCTCAAACGGCCCTATTTCTATCTTCTGAATGGAATGCACCGCGCCGCGCATCTGCGGCACCGCGCTTTGCAATTCAATGTCGTGCGGTAAGAACGGCCAGACAGTCAGGTTCGCGCCGTATTGCGCCCATGCGCCGACGTAGAAGCTGCCGTTGGTCGTCCAATAGACCTTCAGATGGCGCCGATGCGAGCGCACGTTCTTGAGCGCGTCCACCAGCTTATCTAGGTCGCCATACAACTCCGGCGTTATTGGCCGCCCGGTTTCCAGAAACTCGATGTCGAATTCGTAGGGGTGGAAATCAGGGTCTTCAGGAACTTCCCACCACTCGACAATTCGGCCCCGCATGCTGAGCAGTTCAAATATCCGCTCCAGGCTCCAGCGGGTGCCCTTGTAGAAATGCAACTGGATGGCATTCTTGACCAGGTTGCGCTTCTCGTCAATCGATGCGGCCAGGGCGTAGCCTTCGTATCCGTCCAGGTGCAGTTGCCAGGCCAGGTTCGCCAGCAGGGCCTCGTCCTCGATCTCGTCGATCCGCGCCCAGATGATGGCGTTCAGCATCTGCTCATCGGTTTGGGCCAGCATGGCATCCAAGACCTGGGCCGCAGCGGCGAACTTGGCATCATCGCGCACGCTCGCGGGCAACAACGAACGGAAGGGCGTGTCCTGGAGATTCATCTTTTGTGGCTCATGAAAATGGGTTTTGTGAGCGACAAACTTTTTTGTGACTCATATATGAGCGACAACCTCATTCCGATTCCACCCCGCCAAAGGTTATCCGGTTCGGATTGTCCGCAATCTGCGCCACCTTGGTTGCATCGAGCGGGGTGAACGCCAGACCAGTTATCTCCACCCGCTTGGCGCCCGCGCCCACGCAGAAGCGGATCAACTTGTCCGGGTTGATGTCGCGGCCGATTTTTGTTGTCTGCCAGGTCTCGTATGCAGCTACAGCCGCCTCGATGTTGGCCTCGATCACTGACGCCCGGCTTGATTGGGCCTCGGTGATGAACCAGGCCAGGGTGTAGTCGATTGGCTCCACGTCCACCGGATAGACCGTGCATTGGTCGGTCAGGGGCCGCCGCCGAGCGGCTGATACAGCCTTGGTCACGGCCTCGATTTCCGGACCGTTGGCAGCGGGAACTCGCCCGCCGGTGAGCAGGATGAATACAGAAACCACGCCGGGCACAGGCGAGACCACCGCCACGTCAGCAACGTCCTGGTGGGCGGTCAACGCCCAATAGACGTAACTCAACTCGCTGCCGGCAGTGGTAAAGCTCTCCGGCTTGAGCCGGATACGGTTGCGCAGGGAATCATCACTCTCAACATCCGCGCCGCCAGCGCTGGTTTCGATGTTCTCAACGCTGGTAACAAACGGCTGCGGGTCCACCAGTCTATTGATCTGGCCGGGAACAAAACCGTTGCCCACCGTGCCGTCCGCCTGGCAGGTGGCGGCAATCTCGCCGGTTGTGGTTCCAGCCGGGAAGGTCAACAGGGCATCGGTGGCAAAAAAGGTCTGGCCGGATGCGGTCACGCGCACGCCGGCCGGGATGAAGAAGGCCACCGGCTGCGGCTCCTGCAAGGTGAAGCGCATCACCGTTTTGGCTGGAGCAGCATCGAGGCGGGAAACATCCAACATGGCCCCGATATGGTCGAGGTAGGCCCCGGTAGCGTAGCGCAAGAGGTTCATCTTGCCGGTGTAGTCGAGCAGAACATTGCGTTGAGCGATGACCGCCGCGAGGGTGCTTAAAAACAAGCGCACCGGGTCGCCGGGATAGAGGGTGACACCCTGAATGCCCTCGTAAGCGGTGATAATCGCGGACTCCACCTTGGCGGTGTCGAGTTCGGCAAATTGCACATCCGGCAGGCCAAGCAAATCGACGCTCAAAGCAGCACCCCGCTCTTGATCTGAATTAATACCTTCGGCATGAGAACGCCTTCACCGTCCGGCCTGTCGAAGGCGACGGAAACCACCTTGACCCTCGGTTCCTGTTTTTCAACCTCGAGCGTGACCTCGCTCATGAACCGGGCCATGGCGGCCGGCGTGGGCAAATCGACAACATCTTGCGCAATCCCAAAGGTGCGGTCCAAAAACAACGAACCCCGCAGGGTGGCGATGATGGCCTGCACGTTCTGATAGATGGAGCGCAGGCCGGTGGCGCCGATCTCGATGTCGGTCAGCGGCGCGCTCAATACGGTCAGCACCTCGGCGCGCATCTAATCCTCCAGGTCATAATTAAAGTCGCCACCGCCGCCTCCAGATGAGCCGCCGCCGGTCAGGAAGCCGGTGGACGGATCGTAGTGCGCGGCCTCCAGGCTGCGGCTCTGGATTGGCTCGCCCGATCCTGGCAACCGCTCCGGCCCGCCAAGGCCGGTATCACCCCGGCGCAGTTCTTCGTCGCGCTGTTTGGCCTGCGCCTCGGTCGGCACGGTGTCGATGTATTCGGTGATCTTCAGCGTGACTTCGATAATCAGCGGCCTGCCGTTGCGCGTGTACCTCCATTCCTCTTCCATGCTGCGGATGGTGAATGGACCTAAGTTCTTGCCCGCCAGCACCACCTGCTGCGGCTCACCGGCCAGGATCATGGCCCGCAAGTTTTCCGCCTCGGTCAGCGGGTCAATGCCCAACGAGCCGTTGAGGGTGATGGTGAACTCTAAGGTGTCGAGCGTGGCGCCGATGTACTCGCTGACAGGCTTCTGGCCGATCACCGCATGGTCGGAAAAATTCGCTTCGGTCTTGCGGTCGATAGTTTCCCAGGTCCGGACGGAGAACTGAGAAACCTGGAACACCACTGAGCCGATGGAGCCGAGCATCTGGCCTCCGATCAGCCCGCCCAGCAGACTGCCGGCGACATTGCCCAGGCCTCCGGGGAGATTATCGAGCGCCCGCCCGGCCAAGTTGCCGGTGATGCCGCCCAATCCGGGCAGGCGAGCGCCTCCGGTCAGGTTGGAAATCAGCCCGCTGGCTTGTGAGAGGTTCGGTATATTGAGAGCCATCTCTGTCCTCAGTGTGGCGGAACGCCGCCGGTACGGCTGGCCGCGTAGCTGTTGCCGTTGGTGTTCAGGTTGCCGTCAATCGAAACATCGCCGTTGATGTTGAAATTGCCGTTGAGGGTGGCGGTGGTTCCTCCTCCGCCCTGGCCCTGCACCTTGAGCACCGCGTTGATGTTGAGCACCGGCGCCGTAATGGTGGCCGACTCCCCTGCCGTGGCCTCGATGGTAGTTCCAGCCTCGGCCTTGATGCCCTCGGTGGTGGTGATCTCCGCCCTACCCTTTACGTCCGCCTTCAATACGTGTTCGGCCCGGTCGTACTCGATCACTGTGCCATCCTCGTAAGTGATGTGGTCCTTGTCCTGGCTCGACACCGGCGGCTTGTCCTTGCCGTTGTAGGCACAGCCCAGTACAAAGCCTGTTTCCAGGCCACTCGCCAGAAACGCGCACACTACCTGGTCGCCGATGTCCGGCATGTTATAGTGCTTGTCGCGGTGGGTCCGGCCAAACAGCACCTGCATATCGAACGACACCAGGCTGTCGGCGTCTGCGAACTGCACCCGGCACGTTCCCGCCGCAGGGTTGGTGCTGACCACCTCACCGGTACGGATCAGGTTGTTTTGCGCTTTCAGCTTGCCGTCCATGTTTCAGTACCCGAGGATGCCGCGCAGACTGACATCTGTTTTATAGCCGCCCCATACACTGTAATCATGGGTCACTTCCTCAATTTGCCATGTGGCGGTATCAAATCGGCCAAAGCCTTCAACGGTGCAATTGGCGCCTGAATAGAGAATCGGATGGCCCATGAAAGACAGCGTGCCCTTGATCTGCCGCATGTTGGTATTTCGAAGCGCTGCCTTGGCGACCTCCTGGGCCTCGGCCATGCTCATGCATCGGCGATTGACCTTCAGCACCTGGCCGATGTTTGGCTCCTTGATTTCCTGTTCCCTCGATTTGTGCTTGGTACCGCTGGCCGGAGCGTCAACGTACCCGGTGTTCGGGTTATATGTTCCCAGACCTCCGCCGCTCGATGTTCCGCCAGATGATGACCTATGACCGCCAATCGTTCCGCTGATGCCTTCAGGGCTGTACAGGTATTTGACCAGCTCCTTTCTGCCCGCGTCGTAATACTGCACCTCGCAGGCGGAATAGACATCGGCGCTGTTGGCGTTGAAGCTCCACGATACCAGTCCGTCAAAGCTGCGCTTGAAATTGAACACCGGGTCTTCGGCATCGAACTCTTCACCCCTGAAAACCACGATTGCATCAGAGGTGATTTTCAGCATCAGCCCAGCGTATTCGCAAACGCGCTGCAAAAAGGCTAGGTCGCTCTCGCTTCTCTGGTCGAAGCGGTCAATGGTCGGGTTGTAGTTGCTGTACCATTTCAGTTCAAAGCCATGGTTCGAAGATATTTCCTCGGCCATAGCCCTGACTGTGAACGATTCCCAGGCCTTAGTGTTCTCCTGCCGCCTGATGCTGGCAGTGATGCCGACCGCAATGGCGGAGATGATGAAGATCGACGGCGGCCCGTAGGTTTGCAGGTCATCTATTTCAAAACTTCCACACTCGCGCTTGAGATCGTCGCCCGGCTTAAACCAGTTTCGCGTCTTCATGGTGGCCTTGAACTTCGCCCCCTGATCAGGAAACCATCCGCTGCGCCAGAGTCCCGGCACGTCATGGAATTTAACGCTGATCTCGTCCATCTTGTCGCGCAACGTGCGATCCACATACCGGAACGATTCGACGAAATCCCACACGTCGCGGGTGATGTCCTTTCCCTCGTATTCGAGGTTCAGGATGAGGTGGCGGGCATTTGGCCCGGCTAGCAACTCAGCGGCCATTTATCGCTCCCAGGGCGGCAGGGGCTGGTTGGTCGCCAATGGCGGCGTTTCCGGTATCCGCAAGGTCAGTCCTGAAGGAAAAAAGATATAGCCAAGCAGTTCAGGGTTGGCCTGCTGAATGACATGGGCAAGCATCTCGGAACCGTATATGTCGAAGGCAAGAACGTCCCAGGTATCGCCTTGACGGGTTTGGTATCGCCATTCCACGACCTACCTCATCGCCACGCGGTTTTCCTGGTAGCTCATATTCCGGGCCCACTTCTCAAAATTGGCCTGCGCCAGGCGCAAGGCTTCATCAACCGCCTGCCTGATACTGCCGGCATCGCCGCCGTTGACCGTCACCTGCGGCGAAAAGCTGAACGACGGCCCACCAACGTTGGTCTGCGCGTTATTGACCGACACCTGACGGGTGAGTCCTGCGGCCGGAGACTCCATGCCCAGCGAGCGAGCGGCCTGGCCCAGCAACTCCATCGCTCGGCTGGGATTGCTCAGAGGGATGATCGCTTCCGGGCCTGCCTCGCCGACCATCGCCAGTTGCGGGCGGGTGACGATGCCGCCGGCGGCGTATCCTTGCAGGTCATGATCATGGCCGCCGCCGGTGAAGAAGTTCTTCACCCCCTGCATCGAGGGCATCATGCCAGAGACGGCTTTTCCGACCGCTCCGGCGGCGCCCTTGATGCCGTCCAGCATCCCGGACGTGAATCCTCCGATCCACTCCTTGCCCTTTGCCACCAGGTCGATGCCAAAGATGGCCTTGATCAGCCCGTTGAGGGCATCGAGCATCAGCGATGCGGGATTGAAGGTCTTAAACAGTTCCAGGATGCCGTTGATCACGCCCTGGTCAAAGGCGGCGGTGATGTTGGCACATGACTCCGCAAACCAGCCGGTGAAACTTTCCCAGGTTGCTTGTATCCCCGCCCACACCTTGTCCCAGTTCTTCCACAGCAGATAGATGGCCGCGCCCAGGGCCACAACCGCCGCCACGATGCCCAAGATGATCCAGGTGGTGGGATTGAGGGCCAGCGCCCACATTGCCTTGCCAAGCGCCAGCACGCCCTTGATGACCGGGAACATCTTGCCGGCGAATAGCGCCAACACCGGGCCGGAAGTCTTGAGCACAGCGATGAATTTCAACGTGCTGGCGGTGGCGTTGCCGACCGCGCCCAGGAAGGAAAAAAACTTGAATCCCGCCCAGACCACGGCAACAATCTTGATGACGTTGCCCCATCCGCCCATGGCCGCAACAAGGGTTTCAACGCCTGACTTGACCGAAAGGATCGTATCCTTGACCGCAATCAAGTTGGTTTTGAGTTCCGGCAGGTAGGCCCGGAAACGCTCGGCGTACTCGACGACCTTGGTCTTGATCAGTTCGTTGTTTTCAATACGCCACTGGACAATGGCATCCTGGATGGGCGTGATGAAGGGCAGCAATTCCGTGCCGATGGTGCTGCCAAGACCAGCCACGGAAAATTTGAGTTTTTTGAGGCTGGACATGAAGGCTTGCGCCTCCGCGCCGGATGCATCGTCCACGGCCATGCCGAGCGCTGCCATCTCCTTGCGCAACTCAGCGATCCCGGCCGGGCCTTTTTCCAACAGGGGCACCATGGTCGCGCCCTGCCTGCCGAACAGTTGCATGGCGAGGGCTGACTTAGCGGTGGCATTGGGCATCTGCTGGAACCGCTTCGATAACTCAAGCATCACCTGCTCGGTTCCCTTGATCTTGCCGTGCGCGTCCTTGAGCGTGACCCCGCCCCAGATTTCCAGATTCTTGATCGCGGCCTTGTTGCCCTGCGCCGCCTCGGCAATCACCTTGTTGAGCCGCATGGTCGAGGCGGCAAAGGTGTCCTGGTCAACGCCGCAATACTGCGCCGCAGCCGCCAGTTCGGAATAGGCCCTGGTGGTCATGCCCAACTGCTTGCCCATCTTGACCGCATTGGCCCCGCTCTGCGCGGCCATGTAGCCCATGCCGTAGGCGGCAACGCCCGCTGCGGTGGCAGCCTTGGCTATGGTCTTGATCGGATCGATGATGGACGCGCCGACCTTGCCCCAGGCGCTTGACATGTTGTGGGCCGCGCCTTCGAGCGCCCGCAACTGCTTGGTTTGTTCCCGCTGGAGCTTGGCGGTCTTGGCGGCAGTCTCCTGCTTCTTGACCAGATCATCGATCTGCTTGCCGGCCTCGCCGGTGGCACGGGCAAGCTCCGGGTTCAGCTTGCCGCCAATCGCAATGAGAAGTTCCAATACCCGCTTGCTCGCCACGTTATCCGCCAGTTCGTTTATTTTCGCGTTCGATGACTGTTTGAGCAGCCCTGCTCCATGCTGTCAGCCTGCGGAGCGGAAGCGAGAGGAAGGTCTGGAGCGGGCTCTGTGTCGCCCTGGCAAGGGCGATTACCCACTCCAGCAAGTCCTCGTGTCGCCTCAGTCCGCATTCATTAAAAAAGCCTGCGCCCGCAAGGTAAGCTGCGTCACCACGTTGATCGGGAAGGCCCGGATGTCGTTGATATTGACCCTGGCCGCACGGGCAGCCACCTGCATCAAATACGCCTTGGAAAACTCTTTGAGTTGCGGAGTAATACTCCCTTCCGCAACCAGGATGTTTTCAATCGCCTCCATGTCGGCGCCGGTCAGGCTGTCAAAATCCAGGCGGATCTCGGTGTAGGTCGTGCCGTTGACCGTGACTGGATTTTTGAGGGCAATCACCTGCACCCCGGCAGCGGGAAGCTCGTCCAGCGTTTCCGCTGTTCTGTCGATCTCAGACATATGTACCTCACGTCAGGCCGATGGCCCGCCACACATCGGCCAGCATGTTGGTGTTGCCGACCGTGAACTTGCCGTTGTATTTGTCCAGTTCGTACAGTTCATCTCCCTTGTAGAGCACGCGGATGTAGTTGAGGGTGAATTCCATCTCGGTGCCCTGCAACTCGCCCACCGCGAACTTGCCCAGGTTGTACGCCTTGGGCATGGCGCGGGTGATGACCTTCTGCTGGCCGACCTCGAACTTGCCGGTCTCAACATTCAGATATTGCACGGCGGCCCACAGTTCGATGTGGTGATACTGCTGCGACAGGATAGTGGCGATATCCGGAGTCACCGTGCGGAAGGTCAGCTTCATGGTAGTGTCCTGGAAATGGCCCAGGACGGGAGAATCCACCTCGCCGGCAATGCCGGCGCCCTTGACGCTCTGCGTTAAGGCTTGCAGGTTCGGCAACTCGGCCTCGACCGTACCGATGAGACGCTGGCCTTCGTTGTACACCTCGTATGTTATCGTAGTTTCTGGCGTTAAATTAGGCACTTGCAACCTCCACTTGTTGAGTCCCTTCTCGTTTAATTCTCTTCATCGATTCGGATATATTGCGTTTATGTTCTTCCGAATGAGCGCGGCCCTTCTTGGCTTCTGACATTTTTCGCAACGTCTCATCAGAAAATACGCGACCTTTCAAAATCTCGGGGAGTCTGGCTCGATGCGCCTTTGCTTTCTCGCTATGTCTTAATGACTCAGAGAGCTTTCGCTTGTGCTCGACCGTCATGGACTTTCCATGCATTGGCGATGGCCTATCTTGAGCAGCATTCGACATTTTTGCTATAGAGTCTATTCTGTGCCTACGCCCTACGTTGCGAAGATGGCCCTTTGCTGCTTCAGATATTTTCAGCCGCGTTTTCTCTGACACAATGCGTCCCTTGAACATTTCAGACACTTTGCGCCGCGCATCATCAGACTTGCGGTGAAACATCAAGTGCTCCAACTTCGTCATCGTGATCAACTCATCTACATTCCACTCTTCATAGTTGATGCATCCAGGGTTTATGTGGTGCAGCACCATATTTCGATTGCCAACAATGCCGAAATGTATCCGGGCAGCATTATATGCATTCCATCCCTGCTGCCCTCTTGGCGCTTTCAACCATTCAACCCTGGTCATAACTATCCGTTAAGAAAACAAATTTTGTAAATAGGCCGGGTCGTATTCAAGTTTGAAAATGATTTGCTCAGCCGGAGCCGGCAGGCCCAGGAAGACATGGAAGGTAATTTTCCCGTCCATCAAATCGAGCACGGAATTCTCGTCGTCTCGGAACTCGATGCGGCCGCCGAGCAGCGCGCCGATGGCGACCATCGAGTTGAGATTGATGGTTTCCGAATTGACGATGGTCTGCACCAGGCGTCGGGTGATGGGCCAGTCAACCCGCTGCCACCAGGTCAGCACCAGTCGGTTGCCGTACCAGGCCATCATCCGCCTGAACGGCAGCCAGGTGTCCTTGGGGTCGGTCACGTCGGGGTAGCAGGCGGTGCGGTTTCCCCACAGCTTCCAGCCGCCGACGAAATTCAAGCCAGTGGCGATGCCGTTGGCGTTGAGGTAGTTGGCCTGCTGCAAGTCCTGCCAGATTTCCTCACCGTCCACCACCGAGGCGGTGGCTTGCAGGTTCTTGTTCGAGGGGCTGGCATAGGGGATGTCATCGTGGTCGCCGTCCACCTGGGCCATGATGCCGGCGGCCTGCACACTCATGTGCATGATGCGGTCGCCCATCTTGACCTTTGGCCAGCAGAGATACAGGTCTTCCGAAACCAGGTTGTTGTTGACCTTGTGGGCGGGAACGTCGGTATAGCGTTTGACCGCGCCCGTGCCGTCGCTGGGGATGTCGGCAAAGGCCACGCACTGGAACACGCCGTTGATGCCCGAACACTTGGCCGCCATGATCATCGCCACCGACGGGTCTTCGCTGAATCCTGGGGCCACGATGATGCCGGGCACCATGCGGAAGCGCGGAAAAACCTGGTCGATTAAGGAGAGGCCGGTGGTGATGCCGGTGATGATGTCAAAGCCGCCGATGCAATCAAGGGCCGTGACCATGCCGGGGTCAGCGTATTTGTAATGGGCTGACACTGTGCCGGATGTGGGCATGCTGCCGCCATCGAGCAAGGTGATCAGGCCGGTGATGGGATTGAAGGCGAAATCGGTCCCCTCGATATAGGCCAGGCCGCCTCCGACCGGCGTGAGTTCCAGCGTGCCGGGGAATACATCCGTGTTGGCAAGCTGTCCTGTTCCTGCGGCGATGGTCACCGTTTCCGGGGTGACGCTCTTGAAATGGATGTCCGGGTCAAAGAGGTTGACCATCACCAGCGGGCCAACGCCAAAGAGCGCGAAATGGCTGTAGACCACCTCGGACAGGCCCCACTTGTCGAAATCGTCGTACTTGTAGCTGATGCCCAACTGCTGCCCGGCCTCGTCTTCCCTGAAGATCAGCGCCAGGCCGCCGGGCTTGACCTTGGCCCGTTGCTCGGCATCAACCCGATGAATGGGCGCGCAGCCAAAGGCCACACAGAGCGATGCGCTCAACTGCGCCGGCGGCAGCAGCGCGGTGGGCACTTGAGTTGTTTTAACACCGTGGAAGAATGCCATTACTTTTTACCTCCCGCCTTCTGGCGCGCTACGTATGCCTTTGCCACCGCCGCGCGGGCAGCGGCCAGCGGCGTATCCTTGCCCAGGTCGGCCATCGCCTTTGGAGCGGACTCAACCGGAACGAACAGGCGCTTGAAATCCGCATCCGCCTCCATCCTGGCGGCCACATCAGCGGGCACGCCGTTCTTGTAGGTGGCGGCGTATCCGATCTGAAACGTGGTCTGTCCGCTGGCGTCTCGTTCCTGCATCGAGGGGCCGAGGTAGATCACCTGCCCCGCAGGAGTTTTTGCATCTTTGATATTCTTTGCCATTATCCAACCCTCCTCGGGGGTTCGTGTGCGTCAACCTCCGCCACGCGCGGCAGATGCGGCGAGGCGGCGTAAAAAGTGCCGATGACAGCGGCGCCATAGTACGGATGCCAATGCGCGCCGGCTGCATATATGTCGAGCGCCTTGCCCAGGCCGGTGGTCCAGGTTGCGGGCAATTCGCGGCTCCAATGTCTATCCGCCCAATAGTCCTTGCTGTTCAGGGTGAGCAGAACCGTATCCACCATGTTCATGATGTCGTGGTATCCGGCCTGAACCTCGCTGTAGCTCTCGTCAGAGTAAACGCAGCACATGATGCCGACCTTGACCTGATGCACAGCGGCGTTGTGCTTATCCCGCTGGCCGAACTCGCCATCGAGCGAGCGCACCAGGATAAAGGGCGGTTCGCTGTCGTCCTGGACCGTTGCCGCGCTGGTCGGCACTGAGCGCTTGGGCGGCACATGCCCGATGACCACGGCCGGAGGCCGATGCGCCTCCGGCATACTGTGTTCGGTCTTGGCGCGGAACACCATGTGCTTGAATGCCTTTTCAAGTTCGGCGCGGATGTCGGCCAGCAGCAGGAAGGTGGAGTTCATTTGGCCCCCTTGGCTGCCAGCCAGGCGTCGCAGCTACGCAGGAACACCGCCTTGAACTCGGCCTGCGCCCAGTTGGCGAGCGCCGGAGGGATGCGATGTTTGCCCACGTCCTCGGTCATCTGCGGCACAGAGACCGCAAAGAGTTCCTTGATGCCTTCCGTCTTGGTTCCACCACGCGGGCCGGGGATCAAACCGAACTTGCCGGTGCGGGTGAAGATGCCTCGATGGCCGCTCGCCATCTCGGCCACAAAGGCGTTCGGGAACTGAGCCCTCCTGCCGCCCAGGAGAACCGACACGCCGCCGGTGGTCTTGCCGCCCATGATGCTTGAGGGGTCAGGGGTGAATTTGAACAACGGGATATTGCCGCTCTTCACGGTCACAATCGCGGTTGGTGATTCATCCCCGGCCTTGGCCCTGATGGTCTTCATCGTGTCCTTGACCATCTCTTTGGGCACGTTCCAGGTTTCCGGCACCAACTTGTAGCCGCCCCGCTTGACTATGGAGGCGGCCGCATTGGCGGCCTCCATAGTCACGTCGCGCAGCCGCTCCGGCATCTCGTCGAGCAGTCGCTTGACCACCTCATGATTTGCCAGTTCCGCCGTGATGCCGATCATCTCAGGCCACCCGCCGCTCAAGGGTTATGATCAGGTGGGCGAACGGATTTTTCACATCAGCCACCTGCCACCATTCACCGTCGAACATGACCTGCTCCGTTACTTTCGGGGCAGGGGTCAAATCCTCAACTCGACAGACGATTTTCTTTCGATCCACGTTGACGCCGTGGGTATCGAAGGCCAGTTGTTCAAGGTTGGCGTCTTCGGCGATTTGCAGGGATGCGCCATTCCAGGAGCATAGGCGCCCGAATTCCTTCGTGTTGAGCAACACGTTCTGGAAGTCGAGCGCCACCTGTTCCCGGAAGGTCGTCATCCCCGCGCCTCCCTCAGCAACGCCTCAAGCTCCGGCTTGTTCATCCGGGCGTTGAAGGGCACGCCCAGCGCGTTAAGCTCGGCGTGCAATTCGTCCTTGGACATCCGCTCGATGGGCCGTTCACCCTCGTCGTCGTCCGTATCCTCATCCACAGATCCGGACTCATCCTCGCTTGAATCAAGATCGATGCCGGCCTCGTCCAGCGCCTGCGCGAACTCTTCCTGGCCTTGTATGATGCGGACCGCCACGCCAAGGCGGACCAGCCGTTCTCCATCCATGGCGTCCAGGTCAAGCTGAACGTCAACCGGAAGGTCCTTGCCGTCATGCCGCACGGGTGCGGTCAGTTGCACGCGCATCCGCCACCCCCTTTAGAGTACGGTGGCGACCAGGAAGGCATCGACCTGGTAGAGATTCGGCATCGGCGCGGATTCCAACTGCACCCAGCGGGCGGAACCGTCTTCCTCAACCCATGAGTACGGGAAGCGCGAAGCGGCTTGCAGGCTGTGCATGTTCTGGATCAGGCCGTAGTGGAAGGCGCCCCTTGCGTTGGTGCTGCCCAGCAAAACCTTGTCCGCGGGCATGAGCGGGATGTCCTCGCCAGTTACCGGGTCGGTGTACCACTCATCGTAGGAGTAGAGAGATACGATACCGGACGGTAACATGAGGTCGCCGTAGTAGCTGATGCCGTCGGGCATGCTGGCCGGGTTGATCTGGCCCATCTCGTAGCGACGAATATCGAGCCGTTCCTTGACCTTCGGGTTGTCGATGATGGCCCAGGCTGCCTCCGAACCAGTGATGCAGTGCGTGGGCTGAAGGCCGCACCGCTGCACGATCATCCGCCGCCAGTTGTCGAGGTCGCGCATGGGGTCAGAAGCGGAATTGCTCCAGAGGGACGTACCCGACAGGGTGATGAGGTTCTTTCCTGCCTCATAGCCGAAGGACACCAGCGAATCCCAACCATCGCCTTTCACGACCACCTTGCCGGTGATCAGCGCTTCGGCGCACATCTTCTCTTCGAGCCGGACAATGCGCTCATCAAGCGTGGCGAGGTCCTGACCCAAGAGTTCAGCGGCGCGCTGTGCGGGCGTGCTTGCCTCGTAGATGTTCTCGCCGAAAGAGCGCGTCTGCGTATCCGCAACTCGGGTCGGGATTTTCTCTTTCGTGTAGGCGGGCTTCACCTCGTAGGTCTCGAACCCTTCGCGTTCGACCACGCGCCCGGCAAGAATCGGGTTGACGTAGGCGGCGACGCGGCGCTTGCCCTTGTAGATGTCGAGTTCGACCGACTTGGTGGTGTGCGATACAACGCGCGGGAAGAAGGTGGAGTGGAAGAAACGGCGCGGAGTTGCCACTTGCCGCAGGGCGGCGAGCATCGTTCGCGGTTCGTAAATGTTTACCATGCTGTCAGACATATCAATGACCTCCCCGCCTTATTCGTTGGGTTGTTTACGGGCAGGCTGGAAGAAAATTCCGATCTTCCGCGCCGCTGCTTTATGGATTCCCCAGGTATCGCTGCCGCCGAACACCAGCCGGTGGCGGATGAATTCGCCGGTGAGCCAGGCAACGCCAACCGTATCATCTGAGGTGGCGTCAACGGTTTCAGCGAGCACTGCGTAGGGCTCCGGCGTATACGCAGGTTCAGTCGTAGCGTCCGCGCTATTCAGCAGGACGCACTTACCGTCGCCTCGCAACGCCAGCACACTGCCGAGCGGATACACGGAACCACCGGCCAGGGTGACGTCTTCCGTCACGCGCGGGAAATCACCCGCAAGAATCGGCTCGAAGTCGAACCGGCCAATTTGATTTACTCCAAGAAATTGCATATTTACCTCCGCTCAATTTGCTTAAGACCGGCATTGACCATGCCGCGCACAATTCCATCAATGACCGCTTTCTCTTCCGCCGCATTGTCTGCCGGGTCAGGAACAGCAGCCGATACGCCGGCAATGCTCCGCGCATCAGCCGCGTAGTTATCAGCGAACGACCTGCCCGCCGTGCTCCCTTCATCGACGATCTTCATCGCCAGGTCTTGAGGGCTGCACGGTTCGGTGTACTTTGCCGCCTGCAACATGGCGGCGCTCGCCATCGGGGCCATTTTTTCTAGGGCCAGCATGCGGGCACGCTCCTGAACGACGCCTTCCTGGAGTATGGCCTGGTACAGGCGAGGCTGTTGCGCCATGAGAGCGGCCTTGGCCTTGCTCTCTTCCTCCTTCTCCTTATCTTCAGTGGCGCATTCCTCCTCTTTGTCCTTGGCCGCCTCTTCGTCCTTCTTCTTGTCTTCTTCTGCCTTTTTGGCTTTGGCCTTTTTGGCCTCTTCTTCCTTGTCCTTCTCTTCCTCGCTCTCGGACGCGGCCGCGCCGATTTTGAGCTTCAGATCGTTAGCCATATTTAGCCCTCCGACTAAATTTGCGCCGCCTCCAGGGGAAAGCGCGGTTATGATGTCTTCCAGGCTGCCGAGATGGTCAGCCATGCCTACACGCACGGCCTCCTGGGCAAGCAAGACGCCGCCCTGGCCGAAATCTTCCGAGACTGTTGCCACCCGCTTGCCGCGATTGCGGGCCACGTCGGCAATGAATATGTCCGCCAGCCCATCAAGCTCCCGCTGCAAGGCGGCTCGGCCTTCCTTGCTGGCAGGATTGAGGCGCTTGTTCGGGGACTGCGAGGAAACGACCTCGTAGTCCTTCAGCCCTGCTGCTTCGCGGGCGGCTTGATCATCGGTCCAGGCCGCGACAACGCCGATGCTGCCAAGCGCCGCTGTCTTGTCCGCCACGATTTCAGAGGCGGCGCTGGCAAGCCAATAGGCCGCGCTGCCCGCCACGCCGGACACGAAGGCGATGACCTGCTTGGATTCCCGGGCATCGTAAATCTGCGAGGCAAATTCATGGATGCCGGTGATCTGGCCGCCTGGGCTGTCGATGTGCAGCACGATGGCAGCCACGTCCGGAGCCGCCATGGCTTCACCAAATCGCAGAGCGAGCGTTTCAACGCTGGTTGCGCCGGATAGCTCGGTGAAGAAATCAGCACGCGGGAAGATGGGGCCCATCACCGGAATAATCGCCACGGTATCGCGAACCATGACCTTGCCGCCGTCGCGGCGCTCCGGCTGCTTGGCAAGCACAGCCTCCACCGCTGCCAGGTCGCTCTGCTGCCGCTGGGCGATAGCCAGCACCTGTTGCAGTCCTTCCGGGGTGATGGCCCAGGGACGGCTGGTGATGGCGTCCAGGATTCTACTGCACGGCTTGCTGCCCATTCTCCCCACCTTCTGCGGCGCTATCTCCGCCGCTGATGTTTTCCGGCTGCTCCTTGCCGACGATGCCGCCGCCAAAGTTCAGGCCGTACTGGTCAGCCAGTGCTTTTTCTTTTGCCTGGGCTTCAACGATGTCCTTGTAGGCCATGCCGGTGAGTTTTCCGGCTTCGAGTTCGCGGGTGCTGAACCCGAACTCGACGCGCATGTTTGCGGCCATGGCCTCTTTGGACGGATCGACCTGGCCTTGAGTTGGCGGGGTCCAATACGCCCCGCTGTAGGCCAGACGAATCGCCGGGTCGGTGAGAAACCCCGGCGCAGTCAAACGCTGCTTGATGATGGCCTCGATTAAAAACTCTTCCCACACCGGCTGACAGAAGGAGTCGGCAAAGGCGTCGCGTACAACCTCAAAGGCTTTTTCCGCCGCCAACATGGCGGCCCGGCTGGCGCTGTAGCTGCTGGAAAAGTGCATCAGCAGCACTTCATACGGGATGCGCAGGGCCATGCCGATCTGCTTGAGGCAGGCGAGGAAGAAGGGGTCGAACTGATTGTTGGGCCGCTTGGCGTCAATGATGTTGAGATTTTCTCCGGGCGCCAGGTCCACCCAGGTGCCGCTGCCCAACTGCATCCGCGTCTGGTCTTCCCAGGGCGGCGTTTCACCTCGGGCTTCGTAGGCCGCGTTCCAATCGATTTCTCCGAGGGTGGGGCTGTCGAGCGGACGGCTGACCGCGACCGAGAGCATGGCATTGACCACAGCCGCCGCTAGTTCCGCCTCAGAAAATTTGGTCAACTGCTTGAGCGTTTCGATCACCGGGGCCAGCAGCGGCACGCCGCGCGATTGGCCGATACGGTCCACGTCCATCAGATGCAGCACATTGCGCCGCGCGGTCTTGCCGCCAAAGAGCGGAACCCGCTTCCAAGTCGGGGTGATCTGCTCGAACATGGATGCGCCTGGATGCGGGGTGCGGATATGGATGGCAACCGGAACGCCGTCCTTGTTGCGTTCAATGCCTCCAGCTATCTCAATCGTGTCGGGTAGATCGTTGGGGTTGCACACCCTATCCGCTTCGATCAACTGCACCTTCAACTCATACGGCACACCTGGACGCGCAACCCAGGGCATGAGCACGAAGCAATCGCCGGAGGTCATCCGCGAGTGGGATGCCAACCGTTGCAGGCCGTTGAAGTTGAGTTGGCACATGAAGTCGCAGTGCTGCGACTCGGACCAGAGGCGGAACTCCTGTTCCGCCGCGTTCTGCCATTCCTGGGCCTGCTCTTCAGAGAGCCCTATGAAGTCGCGGTCGATGGCCGAGCGCACGCGCAATCCCGCGCCGATGACACCGGTCTGCATGGCCTTGAGCGCGCCGCGTGCGGCGGGCGAGTTGCGGTCAAGATCGCGGGATCGGTCGCGCAAGGTGCGGAGTGCAGGGAGGATATCGGCGTCGGCGGTGCCGAAAGGCGCGGCCCAGGTCATCATGGTTCGACGGCCGGATGCGCCGACATAGGAGCCGCCGCCAGGGGAAGGCCACGACTGCGGGTTCTGCATCGATGCCCGCCGCTTCAGTCGGCTGGCTATGGGAATGACGCGCTTCATGCCTCTACCAGTCAACCGGCACCACGCGCCGGAAGTTGCGCCGCCCGCCGGTGAGTGAGGCGATGATGGCCTCCTGCTCCTGGCGTCCCTTGCGGATCTCTGCCAAGTGAGCGCGCGTCAATGACTGCCCGGCGATGTTGTAGCTCTGCGCGCCAGACAGGATGGCTTTCTCGGCATCGATATAGAGCGCCAGCATTTCTCTGGCCTGTTCCAGCCTGGATTGAGACATGGCTTGCTCTTTTATTTCCATGTGATACAACACTATTATTCATCCTGAATATATTCAGAATGAATAAAATATATAATGTTTTCAATACTATACATAACTACACATATAAAAATCAAAATTGCAAGAAATATTTTATCTGTTGATCCGTGTTGACATATTCATAACGTATTCGCAATGTAGCAAGTGGAGGTAATTAAACGCGGAGGTGCCGCATGTATATTGCGTTCAAGGAATTTATGACGGGTCAGGAATTATCGGCAAACACCATTTCAGCGTATATCACAGGAGTTAGGCAGTTTTTTGAGATGTATCCGGCCCTGAACAAGGGCGCCCTGTTGGCCTACAAAAAATGGTTGATGGGCCACTACGCGGCCCAGACGGTCAACGTGCGACTGCGCGGTGCCATCAAGTACGCCGAGTTTGCCGGCATACCTGAATGCGAGGAGGTCAAGAGCCTCAAGGTGCCGCAGCGGCTGGACCTGGAGAACGTCATCACCAGGGAGGAGTTTGACCGCCTCTCCGCCGGGATCAGACGCGAAAACGAAAAGCACTACTGGATCGTGCAATTCCTCGCCAAGACCGGGGCGCGGGTAAGCGAGTTGATCGTGCTCAAGCGGGAATGCCTGAGAACCGGATATCAGGACGTGTTCTGTAAGGGCAAGTTGCGGCGGGTCTACATACCTGACCGGCTGATACGTGACAGCAGGGTGTTCTTCGGCTCATCGCCCAAACGCGGCGCCTTGCTCTTCACCAACCACTCAGGCGAGCAGTACACCCGGCACGGCATCAAGGGGATCTTGGCCCACCACGGGCCGAAGTACGGCATCCGCCCGGCCGTGCTCCATCCGCATTCGTTCCGGCATTTTTTTGCCAAGCAGTTTTTGGAGCGCACCAAGGACATCAGCATGCTCAAGGACATCCTCGGGCATGCCAACATCAATATCACCGCCATCTACTTGCAGGCCAGCGGCAAGGAGAAACGCGCCCTGCTGGACGAGGTGGTGGACTGGTGAATTTCAGCAAAACATTTGGAGGAAATTATGTTTAAGAAAATTATGGTTCTGGCAATTATGATGGCTTTTGCTGCACCGACCTTTGCCGCCGCAGAGAGCGTTAACGAAAAGAACAATCGAATAGCGCGTGAGGCATGGGAGAAGCGTGAGGAGGCCAGGGCAGAACGGGCGCGCAACACTCCTCCGCCATGGGAGAGTGGTGCGGAAAACAAGAAAAAATCAGTAGACGAGATCCCCTATCCGGAATGCAACCAGAAAAAGAACATGACGGAGAGCGAATTGCGGCTCTGTTCAGAAGCAAATCAAAAATATCGAAAGGCGAAGCAGGAGCAGAGCAACGCCAAGCGTGCGAATGATCTGCAAGAGCAGAAGCGAAGAGATGCGGAGGTTACCGCAAAAGACTGCCCAAACCCCTCATATCCACCTTGGGACAAGTGTCACAAGGTGAAAAAATAACAGCCCAAAAAAACGCATCGAATATATCCATTGTGCAATTTTTCTTTGCAATCAAAATATCCATTGGATATATTATAATCAAAGGGAAGGGATAAACAAAAAAGCCTTCCACCCGCGCCTCGGGTCCAGGGGCGGAAACATCAGAAGGAGATACGAAAATGAACATCAAGACCGCCATCGCCACATTGAAGAAAGCCAGAGCCTTCGCAGCGGAAAACGACCACCTGAATGCCGCCAGATTTGGATTGGCCGCCCAGCAGCAGGCCCGCCAGTGTCGATCCAGGATGAAAGAAGATGTAGAATTCCACGGCCATTCGATGGCTGTCGGCCGCTCAGGACATCTCCTTCGCTTTGAAGAAGGAGTTAGCCATCAAGATCGATGTGAGGCTGGAAGAATTCGTGCCGAATCTCAATACCTCTACAACGGCCACAAAAGATGACAAACCACCCCAACCGAAACTGGCGGTCCCGATGGACCGTTGACCTGGAGAAACGAGAGGCCCGGCACATCGACGGCTGGGCCTTTCGCTTCGACCGCACCGACGATGACCCCCGCGCTTGGGATGGGAAGTGCGTCTCGATTCCGGCTGACATGGAAATGGATGCCAGCGCGATTTCTCGCATCTGCCGGGAGGCCGGGGATATTTTCGTTGAAGTGCGGAACAAAAAAAATACCCTCCGGCTTGTGCCATCCGGATAAAAACCATGACATCAGAAGAATTCCGCGCCCTCCGTCTCCAGCTTGGTCTGACCCAGTCCGAGCTAGGGGCTATCATGGGAATCGAGCAGGAAAACATCAGCAGGATTGAGAATGGAACACGCCAGCCAACAAAAATTCAGGCCGCGTTTATCCTTCACATCCTGGAATCAAACATTCAAACTAATCCCGCCCCGAGGACGGGGCCGAGCGGGCAGGCGTGACACCGGCCTGGGCATCTGCGGCACGGTGACTGATGGCGCCTCAGCCGCCGGACGCTCTGGTGGTCTCGATACTGGCCTGAACTTCTCGTAACGAGTGACGATGGCCGACCAGTTGCGCTTCTCTTGCCGGATGGCGGCCAGGCCGTACACAAAAAGGTCGAGCGGTTCGTTCCTCGCGTCGCGTGGTTTTTCCCACACCAGCTTGCGGTAGCCCTTAACGTAATGCACCACCCGGCGCTCGCAGGTCAGGCCAGCGTAGTAGGCCGGGTCGTATCCCCTGCTTTCGTCCGCTGGGAAGTGGCAATACCCTGGGCCGGGCTCGTCGATCCGCAGCCGCGCGTAGATCAACTCCTTGGCCTTGTCCACGCCCACCAGGTAGAGGGCGCACTTGTTTTTTGTATTTCGAGTCGGCTTGCTCATGATCGGCCGGGCCGATGTCGATGATCCTTTCACGCTGAACACCCGCAGCCGCTCGCGCGCCTTGGTGTAGGCGTACACCGTGTCGGTATAGTGGCCGCCGGAGTCGATCATGGTGCAGGCCACGCGCAACTCCAGCCCGTCCTCGCGGGCAAATCCGCGCGCGCGCAACTCGTCCAACTGCTGCCACACGCTCGGGTTTGACGGGTCGCGTGTTGTCAGGTCCGCCGGATCGCCGTGGATACTTCCGTACAGTATGCCCCACGACTCTTCGTCCTTGCCCCATCCGCGAACTTCAAATTCCAGACGGCTGCTCTGCACGTCCACCGCCAAGGTCAGCAGCAGCACCCCGGGCGGAGCTGCGGCAGGGTACTCTTCCACCCGTCGGTTGAGGTATTCCACGGCCAGGCTCTCGCCGTCGTCCTCCCAAGCTTGCCCAAGAATTGTGTTGGTAAACGCCTTGCGCCGCTCCGGGTCGCTCGATGCCTCTTCAAAGCGGCGGGCGATATCCGCCCAGGAGAGCCAGCCCACCGGGCTGTAGAGGCTGGAAAGGTGGAACCCCACGCGCCAATGGCCGGGGTTGCGCGCCACCCACCGGCCGCGACGGAGCATCTCCGTCTTCCGCCACTCTTCGATGGCGGCTCCGCAGTGCGGACAGTACAGCCGCACTTCCTCCGGCTTGCCCTGCGGCCACTTGAGCATTTCAAACTCGATCTTGAAGTAGCCTCCGTTGGTCACCTCCGGCACATCCGAGCAGTGCGGGCAGGGAACCTCGTAGGCGCGCTGGTCGCTCTCCTGATAGAGGGTCCATATTTTCGATGTTGCCAGCAAGGTTGGCGTGCTGGTGTAGAAAATCTTCGCGCGCGGGAAGGTGCTGGCGCGCTGCTTGACCAGTTGCAGAGGGTCGCCCTCTTCGCCCACTGACAGGGGATAACGGTCGATCTCGTCGGCGTAGATGTTGGCAATGGGCATCGATGCCAAGGCGCTGGGGCTGTTCGAGCCGCTGATGATCAGGCTGCCGCCGTTGTAATCCTTTTGCAGCAGCGAGTTCCCTGCGCTGCGGCCAACCGTCCTTTTAATTTTTTCGTCGAGCCTGTCGCAGACTTCAATGGACGGACCAACCCGCTGCTTGCTCCATTTGATGGCGTTCCCTTCCGTGGGCTGCAAGGCCAGGAACGGACCGGGCTGCATGTCGATGCTGTATAGTATCCAGTTGGTGCCGGCCTCAGTGTTGTGTGTCGGGATTAGCTCTCGACCAGCAAGGAACAGGTGAGATTCGCTGTCCACCGCGATACAGCGCACCGGCACACTCGGGACAGGTGAAATAGAAACAATATGGCGCTTGAACGTCTCCAGCGTTGAGCATCCCCTTCGCGGCGCCATGGGCATCAGGCGCAACTGTTTGCGCTCAAGACCGAATACCGGCTGGTGCGCGTAAGCAGTGAATGATATTCGCCAGCCTTCTTTTGAGTGCGCACAGTATCCGTGGAACTGTTTTTCTCTTACCTCTCGACGGTGGTAGATCGTCGGTTTCAGCCCAAGGCTCCATAACAACTCGCATATATTGTCGATCAAGCGCTTGTCGTGGTTGGCAAATTCGCACCGTCCAACCTTTGTGATGCTGCCATCAGTATCCATGAGCCCGCGCAAGAGCGCCCACCTGTCGGCTTCTGATGCTCGCAGGTATGCCATCGGGATATGCTTGTTCTTAATGAGGCCGAGCTTGCGCAGCCCTGAGTAGAACACCGAGCATTGCTTTCCCCTCGCTATACCAGGTATCAAGGGGTCAACGTGAATATTAAAGGCATTTCCCTTTCGGCTCGGCAGGTCGCGCACAACTGCTGAATGTCCCTCCTCTGCAATCATGCGGCTGACATCCTCAGCATCTTCGAGCGACTGCGTTATCTGATTTGAGGCATTCGAGCCATCACCGAGCCACACTCCCAAAGCGTATGGTCCAATAGGTAGATTGTCATTTGCAGGCATCTTGAGGGGATGGCATGTTTCAATGGCAAAGCGATGCCACTCCCTCCTGTTGCCAGTTCTTTTGCTCTTGCCGAATATCACCTTGCCTTTGGCTCTCCTGCCTGGCGGCAATGATCCTCCGCCTCGAACAACTCCAAGCTCAAGCATCCCGTCTGTGGTGATAATCCGATGCTTGCCGGTCTTCGTAATTATCACTCGCCACCTATGGGCTCCGTCAGAAATCAACTCGGCTCCATCGCTGAATCTGATGCAGTAGCAGGTACGGCCCATGAAAAAAGGAGTGACTTCTGTCACCATGCATGGCCGTCCTGTCTCGTCGAACACGGTATCTCCGGGATTAATCTCTCCGAGCGGCTTCCATCCTTCAGAGGTCGCGATTGGAGTTGTCACGTCGAGAGGGGCCCCAATCTGCGTGCCCTTGCAGAACGCTATCTCTTTGGCGCGCGACTGTGGGCTGCAAACGTCCATGATTTCGGTCAGGTATGGCGTGCGTTCGTTTCGCCACGGTCCGGGCGCCGCCGAGCCGGAACGCGGCAGCACCCGATAGAGCGCTGCCCAATCTGAAACAGTGAGCAGCGGCTGCGGCGTAAATACGGAGCCGAACCCCTCAACGATTGGGGATAAATCACGCGCTTGCTCTGGCATCGGTATTATCATTCGCGGCCTTGCGCGGTCGGCGGTTTGCCGCTTGTTGTGATCTGGTAGCCCAGCGGCAGTTGCCTGGCTCATAGTTACCGTCGTTATCTATGCGGTCTATGCTGTGCATCGATGTTGGAACCGGACCCATGTCAACAAGGAACTGCTCGAAATCATCCAGCCATTCAGGACAAACGACTATGCCGCGACCGCCATAGTTATGATACCTATTATTCTTTGGATTTCCGCATCGTTCACGCATTGCCCGCCATGAATTGTATTCTAGCGTTCTATCATGCTTCCCGTTTGGAGCGCGGCTGTGCCCATGCTTTGTGCTCTTTTTGCTTATAGCTTGTAGCATGTAATCACAACCGCACGACTTGCTTTTCCCGTTACGTAAATTGTTCCCGAATATCAATCCAACCTTCCCGCATTGGCATCTACACCACCAGCGAACTTCCTTTCGCATTCCCAGGCTATCTTCACCTCTTTCAATCACCGTCCAATATCCAAACCTCTGCCCTATCAAATCAACAAACTTAGCCATATCAAACCCTATTCCAGCCTCAGTTGCGCCCTCACGGCGATGATCAGTTCATTGCACTCGTGCCGCAGCTTCTCGTGGAAGGCGTGCTCGTCAGCCTCGCGCATGCTCGCCAGTTCTGGCGCCAGCCGCGACGGCCACGCCTGCAACGCGCCAAGCAATACCGCCCCGAGTTCCGCTCCGTCCCTCCTCGCCTGCTCCTTTTCGACGAGATCACCCATGCGAACCTTGATCGCAATGTCACGCTCCTTGGCCTTGAGCGCCTCGTTGGCAGCGCGGGCCCGCATGTACTTCTCCGTGTCGGTCAAGACCTTTGGGCTATCGTCGCCTTCTTGGTCATACGCATCGGCAGGAACCTGCTGCCCACCTCGCGGCGGCCTTCCACCACGCATGCCCTCCGGCATATGGCTCGCCCTGTTCTGCAACGCCGCCACGTCTTTGGTGGCCTCCCACTCCTTCTTTGCCTGCTCTACATCGAACAGCTTTCCGTGCGGCCCGATGTCCGCCACCGACAGTCGTCCCGTCACAGACGCCTTGTTTATCGCCTGCGGCGTAGCGCCAAGGATGCGCGCCAGTTCTGATGAGCCTACGAGCAGCATCTTTTTTATTCAGCCAAAAATTTCGATCAAAATCTGGTCAAGAAAAACCATGATCCCAATGCACCACAGCGCCACCACCACCACCCCGGCCGCCGGAGAATCGCAGAACCTGTTCCAAAGTCTCATCACGCTCGCCGCCTGACTTGATGATGCGCGGCCGAGTTCGGACATTTCGGCAAGTCGTGCCCGTACCGCATCCTGAACCGACTGAGACAGTCCGGGCACCGACCAACGGCGAACATCAGCGCCCGGTAACGGTAGCGAATCCTGGATTTCAATCTGCGGAACAGTTCTCTGATCATCGCTTCCCTCTCCTATCAATGCTGTTTCCATGTCTAAACCCTAAAAGATACGTTCAAAAAATATTTTTATCGCGGCTCGCTAGGCTTCCGTACTTCCCCTTCGCTGGAAGAACCTACCCCGTCCGGTCGGGATCAAACTCGATCTTGTGTCGCAAAACACAGACTCAACAGACGCATGGTTACCCCTTCAAATTTGAAATATTTAATAATATAGGACACTTAATTGCTTATTGTTAAACGGTAAAAGATATTAAACGATTTCCCGCCTACACTAGAAACTGTCATATATATAATAATTATTCTTATTTGCCATTTCTCGCGTGGGGTAGGGGTTTGTTTAACCATGTTTAACCATATTAGAACAAAGTGTTGTTTATAGGTTAAAGTTTGATGGTTAAAGACATTTTTCCGGTTAAAGATGGTTAATTGTTT